AGATGGACACAAAACAAGTTAAAAAGATCGCTACTAAGGAAGTTAAGTCACACGAAAAGCGTATGCACAAAGGCATGGCAAAAGGTGGCGTAACTACTGATTCCATGGAAAAATACGGTCGCAATATAGCTCGCGCTATGAACCAAAAATCCAACGGAAGAGGTCGATAATGGCTAAGTTCTCGCAGAAGGTTATGGGTAAAGAAGTAGGTCAGGCTGCTGTGTATGCTGCTCCTCACGATATGAAGGGTAAAGCTACTAGCATTCAAGCTGATTCTGCTTACACCACTGGTGCTAAGGTTATGGACAACATGAACATCTCTGTTGCCGGTATAAGCAAGGGTAATACTAAGCCTGCTAAGACTGACGGCATCAAGGTTCGTGGTACAGGTGCAGCTACTAAAGGTTTAATGGCTCGTGGGCCAATGGCATAAATGAACTACACCCAGTTAAAAGCCGCGATTCAGTCCTACACGGAGAACTATGAGACCGAGTTTGAGTCTTATATTCCTACGTTTGTACAGCAAACTGAAGAGCGTGTTTATAACACTGTTCAACTTCCGCCATTACGTTCCAACAAAACGGGCGTATTGACTACTGGTAACAAGTATTTGCCCTGCCCAAATGATTTCCTGTCGGTGTATTCGATGGCAGTTATTGAGAACTACGGTACTGCAAATGAAGTATTCCACTACCTGCTAAACAAGGATGTGAACTATATTCGTGAGGCATATCCAACGCCCGCAGATACAGGACTACCTTCGTACTATGCAATATTTGGTTCAGCAGTAAGTAGTAATACAGTATCAAATGAATTAACATTTATACTTGGCCCCACGCCGAACGCATCATATACGGCAGAATTGCATTACTACTATTATCCAGAATCAATTGTTACTGCTGGCACAACTTGGCTTGGTGACAACTATGATCCAGTGCTGTTGTATGGCTCCTTGCGCGAAGCTTACCTGTACATGAAAGGTGAGCAGGATTTGATTGCCAACGTAGAAGCAAAGTACAACGAAGCATTAGGTCAGTTGAAACGTCTGGGTGATGGCATGGAGCGTCAGGATGCGTACCGCAGTGGTCAGACTAGGGTGAGAGTCACATGACAATCTATCAAGGACTGACTACAAGCTTCAAGGTTGACATGTTGAACGGTGAGCAGAACATTGCTTCCGACACATTGAAGATGGCGTTGTACACGGCGTATGCCACGTTAGATCAGGATACTGCTGCGTACACAACAGGCAATGAGATTAGTGGTACTGGTTACACTGCTGGCGGTCAAACGCTATCTAACGTAACTATTCGGAGTGGTGGCAATACGGCGTATGTAAGCTTTAGCAATGTGGTTTGGAGTCCTGCTCAGTTTACAACTAGAGGTGCATTGATTTATAACGCAACAAAATCAAACGCTTCGATAGCAGTATTGGACTTTGGTTCTGACAAGATTCAAACTGGCAACAACACATTTACAGTAACTTTGCCGCCTGACACAGAGTCCAGTGCGCTAATTCGTATAACGTAAGGAGTAATCATGGGTATCGAAAATTCTAAATCCAGTGAAATTGTTGTAGGCACAACTGCGCGTAAGACTGGTTTTGTTGAAGATATGTCAGCGGGCGGCGTGTTTACTGTCACTTGCATGGACAAAGACGGCAACGAGAAGTGGGTAGATATTGCACCTAACTTGGTTGTTAACACTGGCCTGCAAGACATGAACACTAAGTTCTTTAGTGGATCTGCTTATACCGCTGCTTGGTATGTTGGTCTGGTTAACGGTACATCTGCTTCCACTACATTCTCTGGTGGCGATACGTTAGCTACTCACGCTGGTTGGACTGAGAACACTAGCTACGGCGGTAATCGTAAAGCAGCTACCTTTGGTGCAGCTACATTGGCTGATCCATCTAACATCAACAACGCAACGTCTACTGCTTCGTTTACTATGAATGCGACTGCTACTATTGCTGGCGCGTTCCTAACAAATGTGGCGACAGGCACCACAGGATTATTGTTCTCTGAATCAGATTTTCAGTCTCCTGGTGATCGTAGTGTTGTGAGTGGTGACGTTTTGCTAGTTACATACTCGTTCAACCTTGACGCAACTTAATAGGGGATAAAGATGTTTAAAAAAGGCGACGTAGTTAAGGTTAAGACTGTTCTGCCAGAAGGCCCAATCGTTAAGATGCGCATGGATGATGACGGCACTATTTTTTACCTATTGGCATGGGCTACAGATGGCGTAGAGCATGAGCGTTGGTTCACGGAAGATCAGCTTGTTGCTGTGGGGTAATGTGTGGCGCAAGTTGATGGCGGCTATAGCAGTGGAAACTGGGGCGAGCCTGCGGCGTGGGGCTGTTCGGTTTATTACCCAGTAATCTCTAACGCAGGTTGGGGATTAGGTGCTTGGGGCTATGATGTATGGGGTTTAGGTAACGGTGGTTTAGTTAGTGCATCAGATACGGTAGGGTACTTAACGGCTTTTGAAGGCACCGTATCTGAGACGGTTAATGTAACGGATGTGGTTTCTAGACCGAGCGAAAATATATCAGTAAGTGTTATTGAAACAGTAAATATTGCTGACGAAGTATCTGGAAATGTAGCAGCTCCTATGCTTGGAACTGTTTCAGAAACAGTAAATTCCTCAGATGAAACAAGTGGAAACATAACAGTATCTATAACTAGCTTTATAAATGAAGCGGCTAACATCGCTGACACTACAAGCGCGAATGCAACTTTTGTTGTAACGGTTCAAGAGACAGTTAATGCAGAAAGCATAGTAAGTACGCTAGGAATTTTTATTGTAAATGTTGATGAGACAAGCAATGTAACGGATCAGTTTTTACCCAATGGAGTGTTTTCTCTGAGGGTTATTGAGACGGTTAATGCGCAGGATAGTGTGAATAGAAGGCGGTTGTGGGAGCTAATTGACACCGGAACTACCGAAGATTGGTCACTCATAAATACTTATTAGTAAGGAAGAATCATGGCAAGCACATATAGCAGCCTAAAGATTGAGTTAATTGGCACTGGCGACCAAGCTGGTACGTGGGGTAATACCACAAACACCAACCTTGGAACTGCCATTGAAGAAGCTGTCACTGGTTCTTCTAACGTCACTTTTGCTAGCGCGAACGTGGCAATAGCATTGGCAGATACGAATGCGGCTCAAACTGCGCGTAATCTACGGCTTAATTTAGTTGGAACAATTGCCAACGTACAGACATTGTTTGTGCCTGCGATTGAGAAACAGTACCTAGTTACAAACGGTCTGTCCAACTCAGTCATTATTTCCAACGGTTCAAACGCTTCTCCGACAGGTACTACTGTTACTGTTCCAACAGGTAAATCGGTGGTTATATTTAACGACGCAACTAACATTGCGGAGACTACTAATTACATAAATAACTTGTCAATTGGTACTTTAACAATTAATGGCGGCACGGCTAACGCGCTGTCTTTAACTAACGTAACAATTTCAAGCGGTTCAATAACTTCTAATGCAGCCACGTTTACAAACGTCAGCATTACTAGCGGCAATATAAACAGCGTCACTTCCAACGCATCCACGTTTAGCAACGTATCAATTGTTAGCGGAAACATAAACAGCGTTACATCAAATGCGTCTACGTTTAGTAATGTAACCATCAACGGTGGTACATCAAACGGTGTTTCATTTAGTAATGCAACTATTAACGGCGGCACAGCTAACGGTGTAACGTCTAGCAATGTAACTATTATTGGTGGCACAGTAGGTAACACAACAATCAATGCTTATACTGAAAACGTATTAGTAATTGGTAATACTGGATCAACGCAAACCCTGAATATTGCTAACGCAACAGTAATTACAGCCAATTTAACTGCAAGCTGTACGTGGACAATGCCTGCTACTACCGCAGGCAAATCATTTATTTTGCTTCTTAAAACAGGATCTGGAAGCTATACATCGACTTGGACTGGGGTAAAGTGGGTTGGTAATACTGCGCCTACTATTACGGTTACTGCAAACCGTATGGATATTTTGACGTTTATAGCTGACGGTGCAAATTGGTACGGTAACTATGCTCAAGGATATGTACCTTAATAGGGGTTAATAGATGCTTACCTATACAAAATTAATGCAGACAATGGGTGGTGCTGCTTTGCCATATATTGCTGAATATATGATTATTGCTGGTGGTGGTGGTGGCTCTGGCGGTGGCGGTGGTGCTGGTGGGGTTATAGAGGGAACGATAGTTTCCCCGGCAGGAGCTTACGCTGTAACAATTGGTGGCGGTGGGCCTCCGGGAAGGCAAACAGCAGCTAATGCTGGCTCCGGAAATCCTACAAACCTTGGATTGTTAATAGCATCAGGTGGTGGATACGGAGCTGGCACACTTAATAATGGTGGGCCGGGTGGCTCTGGTGGTGGAGCATCTGCGAATTCTGGATCATCTACTGGTGGTACTGCAACGTCAGGACAAGGTAATGCTGGCGGTAATGCAACATATTTTTCAGGTTGGGCTGGTGCTGGTGGTGGTGGAGCAGGAGCTGTTGGTACTAGTGTATCTGGTTATGATACTGGTAACTCATCCCCTTTTGGTGGAGCAGGAGGAACCGGTAAAACATCGTCAATAAGTGGTACGTTTACGACTTACGCAAAAGGCGGTCAGGGTTATTTTTCAAGTACAGAAACTGGAGACGCTACAGCAAATTCTGGCAATGGTGGTGGTGGTGCGCAAGCTCAAAATCAATCAAGTGTTGGATGGAACGGCGGCTCAGGTGTTGTGATAATTGCTTTTCCTAATACTTTTCCAGCAGCAACGTGGACAGGATTAACTGTTAGCGAGCCAACACGCTCTGGATATAGGGTTTATTTAATTACTGGCGGCAGCGGAACCTTTACGTTTAATTAGGAAAAAATGATGGCTCATTACGCATTTCTTGATGAAAACAATATTGTTACTCTAGTCATTTCTGGTAAAGACGAAGGCGAAGATGGTATTGATTGGGAACAATGGTACGGTGACTTTCGTGGTCAAGTATGTAAGCGCACTAGCTACAATACTATAGAGAATGTTCACACCAATGGCGGCATTCCGTTTCGTGGAAACTATGCTGGCATAGGTTTTACTTACCGTGCTGACATTGATGCGTTTGTTCCTCCGCAGCCATTCCCAAGTTGGACATTAGATTCCAATGTTGTTTGGCAACCGCCAGTTCCTCTTCCATTAGATGGCAATATGTATTCATGGGATGAAGCTACTACATCGTGGATCCCCTTACCCTCCTAGCCGCTGCTAATGCCGCTGTTCTTGCGGTAAAGAAGGGATGTCAGCTATACAAAGACATCAAGAGCGCAAGTGGAGATGTCAGTGCGGTACTAAAAGATTTACGAGAGCAGTATCACAGGATAGTTGACCCAAGCCCTCAGCAGAAAATGCAGTACAACGCAGAAGTTCAGCGTGTGCAGGAGATAGCCAAAGCCGATCCAAATGATGTGTTTAGTGAGATTGGTAATCAGCTAGGTGTGTTAATGGATGCTTATGACGCTCTTAGTAAGGCACTGATGCAAGAAGAGATTTCAGGTAAGAAAGTATATAAAGGAGAAGAAAGTATAGGCCGTCGTGCTTTGCGCAGAATCATTATTACATCTAGACTAGATGCGATGCTTGCGGAAATACGCGAAACAATGGTCTATAGATCCCCTCCTGAATTAAACGGATTGTGGGCTAAGTTTGAGACGATGTGGGAGCGTATTGTTGCCGAGCAGGAAGCAGCACATGTCGAAGAACTTAAGCAGAATCAGGTTGCAAAATGGCGACGGGCAAATATAAGAAAAAAGCTCAAGGAACAACTAACGTCAGTGATCGCGGTGCTGTTCATAATATTGTGGTACGTATGGGTAATGATAATGATAAGGATGAGCCACACATACCGTGGTCACTTCTCGTCGCCGTTTTGGTCTTGTGTCTTGTGCTAGTTATTGCACTCCCGATTATGGGGATCATGTACATGGACATGAACAACGCAACAGCCAAAGCGATGGAAGAGATAAAGAAGATGCGTGAGTTACGCGCTAAGATATTAATGGAAATACAGGAGGAGCAGAAATGATTCCTATCATCGGTGCGTTGCTTGGGACACTTGCTGAAAGTGGACTAGGGCTGTTGTCTTCTGCAATCCAAGCAAAAGGCAAAGAGGTTGTAGAAAATACGCTTGGCATTAAGATTCCAGACAACCCTACTCCTGCGGATGTTGAAAAACTACGCCAGCTTCAATATGAACATGAAGAACGATTACTAGAGCTTGGCATTGAAAAAGCCAAGATGGAACTAGCAGAGCTGCAACTATTAGCTGATGCTGCCAAGAACGAAGATAACAACGTGTCTAACCGATGGGATGCTGATATGGCATCCGACTCTTGGCTATCCAAGAACATTCGACCTATGAGCCTTATAGCCATTTTTATGGGCTACTTCTTATTTGCCATGATGTCTGCGTTTGGCTACAACGCCAACGAGTCGTATGTTAATTTGCTTGGTCAGTGGGGTATGCTAATAATGGGTGCATATTTTGGTGGTCGCACAATTGAAAAACTTGCAGAGATGAGGGGTAAAAAATGAGCCTCGCACAAGAACAAGCCGCTTTCCTTTTAGACGCTTGCAAGCTTATTCAGTACGCAACTGAACAAGGCTTTGTGGTTACTGGAGGTGAGTTAGCCCGCACTCCAGAGCAGCAAGCCATTTACTTTAAAAACGGTCGTTCCAAGACCATGAACAGTATTCATTTAAAGCGTTGTGCAATTGACTTAAACTTCTTTATAGACGGAAAAATCATTTGGGACAAAGCAATCCTTGCCCCGTTGGGTGTTTATTGGGAATCTTTGTATCCAAAGAACCGTTGGGGCGGCAACTTTAAAAGCCTTGTTGATTGTCCTCACTTTGAGCGCAATGTCTAAAAATGCCATTACAGAAACTACAACTTCGTCCAGGTGTTAATAGGGAAGGTACAACCTTAGCCAATGAGGGCGGCTGGTTTGAATGCGATAAGATTAGATTTCGTTCAGGATATCCACAGAAAATTGGCGGATGGACTCCTATTTCCAGTAATACATTTCTTGGCGTAGCTCGTTCCCTTTGGAACTATGTAACTCTGCGCGGCTATAACCTTCTCGGTGTAGGTACAAACGTAAAGTATTACGTCGAGAGTGGCGGCGTTTATCATGACGTTACACCTATAAGAGCAACAGATACTTTAACCAATCCTTTTACCACTATCAGTGGATCATCCACAGTAACTGTTACCGACGCTGGTCATGGCGGTATTGATGGTGACTACGTTACGTTTACTGGAGCTGGTGCTGTAGCAGGCTTGGATCTCAACAATGAATACGTGATGTTCAATGTTGACACCAACTCATTTCAAATTACTGCTGCCACTGCGGCTAACGCATCTACTACTGGCGGCGGAACGGTAATTGCTGCATATCAAATTAACGTCGGCTTATCTACGTTTGGTTATTTGACTGGCTGGGGTGCAGGTCTGTGGGGCGGCTTTGTATACGGCACAGCTCAGACTAAATTAAGTCTGCCACTAAGCACCAGTAATACGACAATCTCTGTCACATCCACTACAGGGTTTGCCAACGCTACTGGCACCCTGATGATTGGTAACAGCGAGCTAACTACGTACACAGGAAATACCGCCGTTTCATTTACTGGCGCTACACGTGGTTTTGGTGGGACTTTGCCTACGGCATTTCCTGTAAATACTGCGGTTTACAACGCTGCTACGTTTACAGGCTGGGGTCAGTCTTCTGCTTACGGTATTGCACAGCAGCCGCGTATATGGTCAGAGACTAACTACGGTGAGTACCTGATTATTAATCCTCGCGGCGGCGCACTGTATCTCTGGGTACCAGACTACAGCTCATCTGGCAGCTTGCAGTTTGCTGATAGGGCTAAGTTACTTTCTCCTAATAGCTCTGGCATATACGATACAGATGCAAATTGTCCTTCTGTTTGTAACTTTGTGATGGTGTCAGATGCGTCGAGGTTTGTTCTTACGTTTGGCGTCAATGATTACGGCGATACCATTCAAGATCCACTGTTAATTCGTTGGTCTGCGCAGGAAGATTATCAAACGTGGACGCCAGCTATTACTAATCAGGCTGGTAGCTTCCGCTTGTCTAGCGGCTCTACTATTGTTACAGCCCAACAGACTCGCCAAGAAATCCTAGTATTTACAGATGCTGCGCTGTTTTCTATGCAGTATCTTGGCCCACCGTTTGTGTGGGGATTTAATATCCTGTCTGACAATATATCTATCGTCGGCCCGAACGCGGTAGCAACGGCTAACAACCTAACTTACTGGATGGGTGTAGATAAGTTCTACGTTTACACGGGTCGAGTGGAAACTCTTCCATGTTCACTTCGACAATACGTCTACGGTGATATTAACTTACAACAAAGCTATCAGTTCTTTGCTGGCACGAACGAAGGATTCAGTGAAATCTGGTGGTTCTACTGTTCATCTACGTCATCCGTTATTGACCGCTATGTGATCTACAACTATCTGGATCAGGTTTGGTACTACGGTAATTTGGGCAGGACTGCTTGGAGTGACAGCCCGCTGCGTGATTTTCCTATGGGAGCCACGTACAATCAGACAGTTGTGTACCACGAGAGCGGCACTAACAATGTGGAAGTAAACGGAACTACTCTGCCTATCACTTCATTCATTCAGTCATCTGACTTTGATATTGGTGATGGTCATAACTTTGGATTTGTGTGGAGGATGATACCTGATATTACGTTTGACGGATCAACTACGTCTTCACCTGCCAAACCAGAAGTAACATTTAGCTTGCGTCCACGCCAGAATCCTGGTGCGCCGTATGGAACGGCTGACAGTCCAACAGTTGCATCTGCACAGTCATACAACACAGTTAAGAACTACAATGTTCAGGAATTTACCCAGATTGTGTATACAAGACTGCGCGGTCGCCAAATGGCTTTCAGGATTAGCTCGGATCAGTTGGGATGCCAGTGGCAATTAGGTGCGCCAAGGATTGATGTACGCAGCGACGGTCGGAGATAGGTATGTCAACTGGTACTACAAAAGCGCCAAACTTACCAATAGCTCCGGTAGAATATAGCAGAGCGTATCAAGATCAATTAAACAACGTTTTCCGCTTGTATTTCGCGCAGTTGGATACTCCCGGCATAAGTGCTGGGTCAGCGCAAAGAACAGGTAACACGGTTATAGCTGCATTAAATTTCAGCACTATTGAACCAACGACTGGAAATACTGTGGTCAGCTTTGCTACTAGCGTGGATGAATCAGCTGGAAGATTACGAATAGGCGATGTCTACTATGACGTTGCAACAACTGCATTAAAGATAAAGGTGTCTTAACATGAGCCTGCACACATTAGCTAACCATCTCCAGACCGCCGGTCGCGGTGAGGACAAGGTACTTGTACACATGACCCCAGGCGAGGTCAACGGATTACAGTCCTTGGCTATGGCACACGGTGGTTCGTTATCTATCAACCCTGAAACTGGATTGCCAGAAGCTGGATTCTTGTCGAGCATTCTTCCTATGATAGCTGGTGCTGGTTTGATGATGATTCCAGGTATGCAACCACTTGGTGCCGCCGCTATTACTGGAGCCGTTGGTGCTGCAACAACAGGTAGCCTTAGCAAAGGTCTTATGATGGGCTTGGGTGCCTATGGTGGTGCTGGTTTAGGCGCTGGATTTGGATTAGGTAGTGCTGCTAGTTCTGGTGCTAGTGCTGCATCATCTTTAGCTAGTGGGGCACAATCAGTAGCTCCAGAAGCTGCTAAAGCGGGCGCGGCTGCTGCAAGCGCAGGAAATGATGTATATGGCCGTATATTGGCAAATGGTGCTAATGCTGGACAAGCAACATTTAATCCAGCAGCAAATTTTTCTGGAATACCTGGTACAAATGTTGCGGCTATGCCTAACGCTATTAACCCAGCATTGTCTAGTGCAACTCAAGCAGCACAAGCACCTCTTGTTTCTACTCCTAATGCGCAAAATATTTCTTTAGGTCAACCATCAGCGCCATCTGTATTAGACAACATTAAAAACTTTCCAGGAAAGGTTTCTGATCTTTTAACAAAATCTGGAACAGAAGGTGACAAAGCCCGTGAAGATTTTTTAAAGGAAAACAAAAAATATTTACTATCTGGTGGTGTTAGCGCACTTATGTTGTCGCGTGATGATCCTAGGGCTGCACCAAAAGAAGCAGAAACTCTAAAATTTAACCCTAACTATTATTCAGGCACAGGACAATACAATGCAGGCCCCATGTCAGGTAATAGCGGCGAGAGAACGTACTCATTCTATGCCGACGGTGGATCTGTAGGTCAGCCTGTAGAGCAAATGTCACAACAGAATTCTGTAGGCGCTAATACTAACTACCCTATGGCTAACATAAAACCGTTTGGATATGCTGTTCCTAAGAATGTACCTGTATCACAGAACGTATTCCAGCCTGAAAGTTATGAACGCCTAGACCCCTATACTGGTGAGCAACAGCTTGCGGGCGGCGGGCTGGCAACGCTGCATTTCAAATCAGGTGGCGCGTTTATCTCCAAGTTAAAGCCAGTAACGGCTCCTAAGAAAGCCACGCCTAAGTTGGCAGATACTAAAAAACTAGAAACTGAAATTTCCGGTTTGCAGAAGTACGGTTCGTATGATGACCAAATGGGCACATACAACGACAGAGGCAATCAGATTAAAGAACGTCAGGCAGACAAACAGAACAAAGCTAAAGAACTTGCTGAACGTCAGAAGTCTTACAACGCAGATTTAAAAAGAATGCAGGGTGAAGTAAATAAGCGTAAAGCAGAAATCAATACTGAGTACACAACAAAGATTAATGACTTTAACAGAGAGACTAATTCTGAGATAAATAATAGAAAAAAGTCTATGAATCAAGAGCTTGCCCCGCGTCAAAATGAAGTTAACAGAATTAAAAACAAAGCCGAAAGACGCGCAGCTCAAGCAGAGTTAAACGAGGCAAAAATAAATTCTACTAATGATTTAACTAACTATAAGAAAGATCGTGATAGTGAATTAGCCAACATCAATAAAGACAAAACCAATTCTCTTAATGATGCTGGTAACGACATTAAAAACTTTACCAACGACTTTAACAACTTTAAAAGTGAAATATCTCAGTTTAATAAAGATGCTGATTTTGAGATTGCAAAAGCAACTAAAGAACAGTCAGATGCTAAAGCAGCTGCTGGATTTGCAAAGCAGCGTCAAGAAAAAGAAGTGCAGTTTGAGAAAACAAGAGCAGCTAATGAATCGTTGACTAACAAAGCCAATGACGATTATGAAACTGGTATGAGCAAGTTTAATGAATACCAGAATTCTTTGAAGGATGAGCAGTCTAAGTACGAAGAACAAACCAAGCGTCAAGCTACTGGTATATCTTCCTTGCGCGCTCAATCAACAACAGCGCCTATTGGAGTTAAAGCTAATCAAGCAGAAATTAATCGGTTAGAACAAGAATTAAATTCTATGTCAAGCCTAGGTTTAGGTGCGTCCGGAGAAAGATCTAAGATACAACAACAGATTGACGCCCTTAAATCTGGTACGTCTGGAGCTGCCGGTACATCTGCTGGCGTATATACACCGGAGTACATGAAAGACCCGCTTACAGGTAAGCTGGTTCCGTATCAAGATAAAGCATCATTTAAAAAGTACACCAAAGCTCCTGGTTACGATACGTCTACTCGTATTATGGATGAGTCAGATGTTAACAATCTGTTCCAAGATGTGGCTGGTCGTCGTCCAACACCAGAAGAGATGGATCAGTATGTTGGGACAAAAACTTCTGATGCCGCACTTGCTGGTCAGATTATGAAGTTGCCAGATGTTGCTGGCAAAACAACATTCTCTGATGAAGATTTGGCAGATAACTTTAAGTATTACGCAGGCCGCGATCCTACTAAGGGCGAGCTTGCTAACATGAAGAAGTCAAAGTTAGATACGTTCAATGCGGTAAGAAATTATGTGCAATCACAACCAGCGTATGTAGATAACTTGAACAAAGTTGGCATGTCTTTGTTTGGTCAAGCTATGGAAACGCAGGCAACTGCTGCAGCTCAAGAAGCCCGTGGCAACAGACCATTAACAGCAGATGAAGTTGCAACAGCATATAAAGATACGTTGAATCGTGATCCAAACATGGATGAGTTGCGCAAGTACATGGGTACAAGTGCGCTGCCTACAGATATAACAAACCAATTAAAATCATCTGATGAGTATTTAGCATCGTTAACTAAACCTTTAGTTCCGGGATTGCAGCAAGGCGCTATTAGTCAAGCTCCTGCTGTAGCTCCTATTAACTTTACCAAGTATGCACCAGGCACTTCTTTGTCATATACGCCTGAGCAACAAGCACAGTCTGGTTTGGGTTCTATTACTGGCGGCCTAGCTCCAACAGCTACAGGTATGCAGCAACCTACGTTGCGTGGCCCTGTAACTATTGAAGGCGCTATGCCGTTAAATCCTACTGGGCAAGAACAGTTAGGATTGCAAACATTGTTTGGTCAGTTAGCTAACCAAGCCCCAGCTTTACAAACTGGTATGAACTTTGCCGCACCTGAACAAAGTATGTTTGGCTTCCAGCCTTATGGCGCGCAACAGAATCCTCAATCTATGGAAGCTATTTTGGCGGCGCTTAAAGCTCAACAGATGCAACAAGCTGCCCCTACTGGCATGGCTGCTGGTGGTATGGCTGATGGTGGTTACAACTTGGGAGGTTACTCCGATGGCGGCAGATTACTCCGTGGCCCAGGCGATGGCGTTAGTGATTCTATTCCAGCTACTATTGGTAATCGTCAGCCTGCTCGTCTTGCTGATGGAGAATTCGTCGTACCTGCAAGGATTGTTTCAGAACTCGGAAACGGAAGCACAGACGCCGGAGCAAAAAAACTCTACGCTATGATGCAACGTATTCAACAAGCTCGCGGTAAAACAGTTGGCAACGGTAAGGTTGCAGTTAATAGTCGAGCAGAAAAACTTCTGCCCGCATGAAGCTAAACATAAGTCTTGTACCGTATGGCGGATTGTCTAAAGCAGTAATGGCAATCATGCCGTACTTAGAAGAGTCGGCTGTAAGAAGTAGAGGTCGGTCTTCTGTAGATGACATATTGAAGTTTCTGTTTACTGGACAGATGGCGTTATGGGTTGTGTTTGACGAAGAGACGCATGAGGCGCACGGTCAGTTTATTACAGAGGTTAAGCAGTATCCGCAATCAAGCATGTTGGTAATTCAGTATGCTGCCATGTTGAACAATCACATGGATGAGATTGAGGATCTGATGCAGGAATATGCACAGGTGTATGCAAAAGATACTGGATGCCGTGGGATAGAGTTTATTGGCAGGCCAGGGTGGAAGAAACATGCAACTAAATATGGTTACCAAGCGCAGAGCGTAACGTACCAGAAATTCTTTGAATAGAGGCGATTATGAGCCGAGTATCGTATGCAATGATGGAAGCTGGGTTTATACCTGGTGACTTGGGCGCGTTCAAAAAAGAAGGCGGCAAGATCAAGTTGTATGACGGCGGCGGTCAACAGACTCCTACCAGTACAACCCAGACAACTCTGTCTTACCCAGCTGAGTACAAGCCTATTGTTAATGAGGCTACTCAACGTGCGGTGGCAGAAGCTTCCACTCCGTACACTGCATATAGAGGCGAACGTATAGCTGGGTTTGATCCATTCCAGCTTACTGCGCAGCAAGCTGTAGCAAACATGGGGCCAGCTCAACAACTAGGCCCAGCTACCCAGTATGCTGCTTCTGCTGGCGCACGAGCCGGAGATATTCAGTATCAACCACAGACTAACTTTGGCGCACCTAGCTTTACGCAGCCAGGTCTAGCAGGTCTGTACATGTCTCCGTATGCACAGAACGTAGTAGACATACAGAAACGTGAAGCACAACGTCAGGCAGATATAGCAGGTCAACAACAACAAGCAGGTGCTGTTAAGCAAGGTGCTTTTGGTGGATCGCGTCAGGCTATTTTGCAGGCAGAGGCTAATAAAAATTTAGCTCAACAGATGGGTGATATCCAGAAAGCTGGCAGTCAAGCGGCTTACGAGCAGGCTCAGAATCTGTACAGCAACGAAGCGCAGCGTCAGATGGCAGCGCAGCAGGCTACAGAACAATCTCGCCAGTACGGTGCTGGTCTTGGTTTACAAGGACTATCCACTCAGTTACAAGCTGCACAGCAGTTGGGTACATTGGGCGGAGAACAAATGAACCAACAGCAGTCGATTATTAACGCATTGCAAAATGTTGGTCAGCAGCGTCAAGCTATGAACCAGCAGCAGATGTCACAGCAGTATCAAGATTTCCTAACGCAGAAACAATATCCATATCAGCAGCTATCTTTCTTAATGGAAATGCTGAAGGGCGTACCACAAAACACTACGCAGCAAGTTTATCAAGCGCCTGCATCTAGCACCGCAATGATGGCAAGTGCTGCCCCACTGCTGTATGGTGCTAATAAAATATTTGGCGCAGAAGGCGGCTTGATGGGGTTGGGCGTACATAATTTGTCTAGGGGTTAATCATGTTTGGTGAGATAAATGCAATCCGTGCGCTTGCTACTAAGTACAGCAAGCCACAGTTAGCAAACTTGGTGCAGACTGGTCAGCTTGAGCCGCAGAAAGCTGTGATGGCTGGCATGATGATTGACCGCATAGCCAAGTCAGCTATGGATCCCCCGCAGACTACAGTAGCTCAAGATGTCTTGGGACAAGCGCCGACAGCTGGACAAATGCCTCTTGGTCAAATGCCACCACAAGCTATGCAAGGTCAACCTCCACAGATGCCTCCGCAAATGGCGGCACATGGTGGTCTTATGGGTATGTTGCCACAGAGCCATGGTGTAGCTGCTTTGCATTCCGGCCTGCATGATATGGCTGGCGGCGGGATAGTTGCGTTTGCGCACGGTGGAGATGTTCCTGGCTACGCAGGTGGCACAGTACCTGATGCTGCTCCACAGCCTACCTACTTGCCAAACAATATTGATTTTGAAAAAGGTAATGTTCCTGTATATCGCACAGAAGCACCTAAAGAAGTAACTCTTTCTTCTGCTACTGAACAAAGAAAAACAGCAGAGACCCAAGCTGGGTTAGATCCAAAGTTCTATGAAACTTTAAAAAATGAAGTTCTCAAAGACAAAGAAGATTTTACTAAGCAAAAAGATGAAGCTAAAGGTATGGCTGCACTACAGTTTGGTCTTGGTTTAATGGGCGCACGTAAGGGTCAGGAATTCCAAACTGCTTCTACCGCAGGACAACAAGCATTAGCCCAGTATGGTTCTACACTAAAAGATATTAAAGCATCAGAGAAGGAGATGAAGAAAGATCTTCGTCAACTTACTATGGCTGAACAAGCATACAAACAATCCAACTCTGATAAAGATTTGGCAAAGGTTGATACGTATCAGAACAAACTTCAAGACAGCAAAGAGAGCTACACCAAAGCTCTTAATGATGCAATCAGAATGCAAGAAGACGTCTTTAAAGCTAAAAAACAAGCAGAAACACAACTTACAGTTGCAGATAAACAATCGGCTAGTGCTAGAGAGACTACCGGAATGCGCGAATCTGGAGCTGATAGAAGAGCTTTATTACCTGATGCACAAGAAAGAATTATTAACAACACGCTTGAGTCTCTTCGTAAAACAAATCCAGATGCAACTTATGCAGATGCTGTGCAAGCTGTTAAAAATGCAGGTGGTACATCAGCAGCATCGTTAGCAGATAAAGCATACGACAACGTAATGAAGAGAGCGCAAGTTGATATGGCATTTCAAATGCAAATTAGTAAAGATCCTTCTGCATTACAAACTGCGATTGATGCAGAAACTCGCAGGATCCAAGCCGGTGGTGGCGGTGGAAGATCTTCCACTCCTGCGCCCGGAGGACAGCGAGGTCAAGTAGATACTAGAAACCCTTTACTTGCTGGTTGAGGCATACATGCCAAGCTTAACTGAAATACTTAAAGATCCTAATTACGTTAACGCCAACGAGGCTACAAAGCGGGCTATTTTTGATAAGTATTCTACTCAGGATCAAAACTATTCTGGCGCAAACGATGCAACAAAAGATGCCATACGCCAGAAATTTGGTGTCGTTACAGAGGCTCGCGCAGAACCTGCCGCTCCTAAAGAGCGCACCATGGTTGAAGCAGCCAAAGATATAGGTGCTGGCTTGGTATCTGGCACTGGCGCTCTTACGCAACTGCCTGGTCAAATCTACGGTTTAGCTACAGGTGACTTCTCTGATACTGGACTAACTAAAGTCGGGCGCGAAATGCGCGAGTACGGCGAGTCTATGAAGTCAGAAGAGTTAAAGCGCAGAGAAGTAGAGCGTTCAGCTAAGATTTCAGCCGCAGAAAAAGAAGGTCAGATATCTGCTGGTGTTACTGCATTCATGGAGACTATCAAAGATCCAGCTCTCCTTACCAACTTCATAGCAGAGCAAGCCCCTAATCTTATTCCTGGGCTTGGTGTTGCTCGTGGACTCAAGGCTGCCGGTATGGGAGCGCAGGCTGTTAGAGGTGCCATAGGTACAGGCGCAGTCCAACAAGGTGCTGATATTGGCGCTCAAACCTACGAAGAGTTATACAAAGAACTTAAAGATAAAGGCATGTCAGATGGCGAGGCTGCCGGTAGGGCGCTAGGCTATGCCCGTGCTACTGGCGCTGGCGCTGCGGTTATATCTGTATTGGCACAAAGACTACCCGGCGCTCGTGCTATTGAAGAAGCTATGGCTGGCGTGGAAGGTAAGGCTGCTACTGGCATTCTTGCTAAAGCAGGTAGAGCAGGTCGTGCTGTAAGTGGCGCTGCCGGTGAAGCTGGTAGTGAGATAGCAGAAGAGACTGGCGGTAAATTGGCTCAGAACATTGCTATGGCGCAGGAACGCCCAGACTTTAGTCTTACTACTGGGTTAGGACAAACTGCTGGTATGGCGGCTGTGGGTGGCGTAGGGATGGGCGGTGTCTCTGGTGCTATAAGCAGGGGACAAGTGGAAACTCTTCCACCTGAAACACCACCAGAGAAGCCGGTAGAGAAACCAGTAGGGGTCGAGACTCCACCAGGTGCTATTCCGACACCTAAACTCAATCGTGCTAGTGACGATGAGATTAAGAGACTAGATACGTATTACGAAGGCAAACCGGAAGACTTTGGTTTATCACTGGCTGATATACAAAACCGTGACCGCTCTAAACCTTCGTATGTAGGGCAGATGCAGTCGATAGCGGCTAAACCTAACTATGACCGTATCAGCGTATCCCGCGAGTTTGCGTCCGGCGCGCCCGTAGTTATCAGTGATATTCAATTACCAGATACACAACTAGGTAGGATTGAGACGGTAGCATCAGAAGATAACACTCGTTTCCCTATTCGTTATGCCGTAGTAGACGCTGGTCAATTAACTCCATCCCATTTGGTAGATGGTACAGCCGTTCAAAACTATGGTGACCCAAGTGTAGAAGGTATACGTCCTGTCGCTGGCAACGGTCGCGTAGCTGGATTAATGCAAGCGTATAAACAAGGAACGGCTGAAAATTATAAAACAATGATGATGGAAGATACTGATCACGGTATCAATCCAGAAGTAATTCAGCAGATGGCTAACCCTGTGTTGGTTCGTATCATGCCTAAAGCTGACTTAACTTCAGACATAGCAGATAAAAGTAATGTTGCTGGGCAAATGCGCATGACCCCAGCCGAGCAGGCAAAAGTAGACCTTGGCAGGTTTGATGTTACTAAAGTTGATTTCATGGCAGATGGCGCGCCAAGCTATGAATCATTGGTACAGTTTATTAACTCCATGCCAGAGAGTGAGCGTGGAGAGTTGATGGATGAGGGCGCTCCTAGTAAAGAAGCAGTTACTCGTGTAAACAACGCTATTTTCTCCCATGCCTACGACAGCCCACAGTTGATGAGGTTGTTCTCCCAAGCTATAGATCCAGAAGCGGCAACTGTTATGCGGGCGGTAGCACTGGCGGCACCAAGTATGCACAAGCTTAATGAGGCTGGTGAATATGACTTCCGCGACAGGTTAATTAACGCAGCGCAGGAGATTGTTAACGCTCGGCGTCGTGGCATTAGCCTAGCCACATTCCGTCAGCAACAAGACATAGACCGTGATCCTTACACAGCTAAGATCATGGACTTCTTTATAGATAACTTGCGCGCACCACGCAGGATGGGTGATGTGTTGACAGAGTTAGCAGATGCCGCGCACCAGCAATCTGTAACTGGCGAGGATATGTTTGGGGAAGTGCCTAAAGTTCCTATGCAGGATATCTTCAACAGAATACTTGGTGGTGATCCTATCACTCAACCATTTACGCAAAAAACTGTAGAGGTTGAAGAGCCGGAGGTTAAAGAACGCATTCCATTTGAAATAGATAAATCTGTACATGAAATAGCAAAAGAAATTTATGGAATGAGCGTTCCACAGTTGTCACAGTGGATGATTGATAACGCGCCTAACAGTGCTGCCAAAGCTATTGCTGAAGCTATACATAATCGCATTAAAGAATACGATAGCCTTGGCGTTAGCATGACACTTGAAATTTTACAAGGCAAAAAAAGAGATAAAACTGCGCTTGGTTCGGCACAATTTATTCCAACAACACAAGGAACATCTTTTGTTGTTAGATTAAACGCGCCACCTACTGCAAATAATACTGATATCTTAACTGGAACAGAATACGAAACAATAATTCACGAGTTTCTGCATGTTGTTACGCAAGTGCAAATTGGTCTTTTGCCAAAAACAGATCCAAGAATACAAGAGTTAGAAAATTTATTGGATACCGTTAATCGCCAAATAGAAAAAGATATGGCGTCTGGTAAAAATAATGATCAACTTCATCCAATGATTTTAGTTTTCTTAAATGAAAAAAGATACGCCCCTAAAAAATGGAAGCAATGGGGGCCAAGAAGAAACATAAGTGAATTAATTGCATGGGGATTAACAGATCCTGATTATCAAAGTTATTTGTCTACTATAAAAGTAGGTGACAAAACTGCATTTTCAAAATTTGTTGATGCTCTGCGTAAATTATTAGGATTAAAAGAACAGTATCAAACTGCTCTTGAGAAGGTTGCTTACATAACAGAACAGCTTGTTACTGAAAATGTTGCAGAAACAGAAAAATTAATTGAGTCTGTTGGTGGAAAGTTTGGTCTTAAACCATTAATGAGTCCATCTCAAGCATTTACTTCCAAGTCTGAGGTTGGATCCAATAGTGAGATCAGCAAATTTCTTGAAGAGAAATGGCAGCGTCTGGTGGATGGCCCACCAAAAACTAAGCCTAAAGGGTTTGATCACGTACCCGATGACTACTGGGATGGCATCAACCCAATCTTCTATCCGCAGGGTAAGAACATCTTCAAGAAGATGGATGACATGCGTCCTACTTTTTGGAAACGGTTGGCGCAGGGTATTGCAGATCAGTACCGTTCTATCAAAGACTATAGTGAAGAAGCCTACATGCTGGCACGTATGTCCAAGACTGTGGATGGCGCGCTAGAAGGACTGATGTTCTTTGGGCAGGTGATGTTAGATAACGGCGCTCTTAATATCAAGCCAGACACCAAAGGGTTGTTAGATATATTTAAGCCACTAGGTGAAGAGGTTGATACCTTTATGATTTGGCAGGCTATGAGCCGTGATGCAGAGTTAGCTGCAAACAATCGCGCTCCATCTATTAAGCAAGAACTTGTTGCTAAACGCAAAATATTGTCTGACGGAACGATGCCTGACGGTAAAAACCGTTTGGAATTATATGAATCAGTACAAAAAGATTTAAATCAACTCAATCGTTCTGTGCTTCGTATTGCTTACAAGCAAGGACTGATAGACAAGAAAGCGTTTGCTATATTCTCACGCGACATTAATTACATCCCGTTCTACAAAGTGATGGAAGATAATGGTGACGTCCAGGCTGCGGCTACTAAGTCTGGCTTAGTTAACCAGTACATGTCAAAGGCTCTTAAAGGCGGAGAGAAACCTTTTGGTGATTTGATGGAGAACACGATTCGTAACTGGAGTCACATCTTATCTGCCGCACAAAAGAATGCTGCCGGTGGGGCTACGATTAAAGCTGCTGTAGAACAAGGCGGGGCGTTTCCTAATCTTAAATCTGATCTTGGTTGGCAAGACGGCAAAGTATATGCAACCAAGCGTATGGCTTCAGTAGACAAGATTAATGACAATGATGAGCTAAGTGATTCACAAAAGCAGGCAAAGATTGATCGCATAATGAAACCGTATGTTGACGCTATCAATGAGCGCACAGACATAGATCAATCACGCAAAGATAATCTAATAGAAGGTTTGTACGAAGGTCTGGCTAACGGTGATGGAAAGCTTATCCCAGAGATGACTACATCCGAGGGTAAGGGTATATCCAAGGTTATGATTGGCGGTCAGCCAACGTACTTCAAAGTAGAAGATCAACTGTTGATGGAGGCTATTGCTTCTATTGGATACATGGGGCCAAAGTCTAAATTCTTGGATGTTGCTCGTGATTTTAAAAACATGCTGCAATTCGGCGTGACTATTAGTCCAGCGTTTAAAGTACGTAACTTGTTCCGTGATTCTATAGCCGCTATGGCTGTCAGTGATCTGAAGAAGCAACCATGGGCTAACGTGGTTAAAGGCTGGGCTGAGTCTGAGCGAAATAATCCTGCACACATATCTGCTCTAGCGGGCGGCGCTATCTTTAACTTTGGATCTGCCTATGAGGGTGACCAGGCAAAGATGATCCGCCGGTTAATTAAGATGGGTGTGAAAGAAAACGACATCCTTGATACACCAGAGAAGATTAAAGCTGGATTATCAAAGATGTGGGATGCCTACCAAGAGTTTGGCAACAAGTCTGAATCTGCCAACCGCATGGCGCTGTACACCCAGCTACGCGAAAAGAATATGGATCACCTACAGGCGTCTTTCTATGCCAGAGATATGTTGGACTTCTCTATGCAAGGTTCTTGGCCTGCTGTCCGTATGGTTACGCAAGTAGTGCCGTTTTTAAACGCTCGCGTACAAGGTTTGTACAAACTGGGCAGGGATGGTCTTAATCCTACTGTTCGTGTTATCTATAACTCAGTAACAGGTAAACCTCTTGAGCTAACTGACAAACAGAAAGCTCAACAGTTCTCTACTGTTATGACTGCTGTGGCTTTAGCTTCTTTGATGCTGTACATGGCATTTAAAGATGATGAAGATTTTAAAAAACGCGAAGAGTGGGATAGAGATAACTTCTGGTGGTTCAAACTACCTGGTATGGAGACAGCTATTCGCATACCTAAGCCGTTTGAAATTGGCGCGTTTGGAACTATAGCGGAAAGAACAGCCGAGCAGATTATGGACAAGAGCGCAGAAGGTAAGACGTTTGAGAAAAGCTTAAAGCGCATGTTGACAGATACGTTTGCTATTAACCCTGTACCACAAATGATTCGCCCGTTGGTAGATTTGTACGCTAACAAGGACAGCTTTACTGGCGCGCCTATTGAGACCGCAGGCATGGAAAGACTTTCCAAAGAACAACGTATAGCTGAGAAGACTAGCCCGCTGGCTATAGCTTTATCAAAAGTAACAAATGTGTTCTTACCTGAAAGTTCGGAAATATCCCCTGTGCAGACAGACTACGCTATCAAGTCTTACTTTGGATGGCTGGGTGGTACTGCTTCTGCTACGTCTCACTATGCTGTCATGCCGTTCTCTAAGTCTGCTTACCCAGATCAAGATTGGAAAGAAACAATGTCGCTGGGATTTATCAAATCACTTCCAACGGCACAGTCAAAATATGTGACAGCGTTTTACGAGAGCAATAAAGAGATTAGCCAGGCTTATGCTGACATGCGCCACTTCATGGAAATAGGCGAGATGGATAAAGCTCAGAAGATCATGCAAGAGAAGGGTGATCAGATTGCCTTAGCTAAGTTCTATGACAAAGCATCAAAAGATATGTCAAAAGTAAGGCAAGTAATTTTACATATCCGCGCAGATGACACTATGAATGGCGCGCAAAAGAAAGAAGAGATTGACCGACTAAAAATATTAATCGGTGAGATTGCGCAGCAGATGGAAGAATCCCGCAAGACTCTTAGTCAACGCTAGTGTTATGGAGAATCTCTATGGTCATCGCCATTAGATCCCACTCTGAGAGCCTATAACGTGTATAAAACCCCCTGCTTCCTAACCCATGGTATCCCGACTTTCCGACATGATGCTCAGGACAGAGGGGGATTACCAACCAGTCTGACGCCCGCTGCGCCCCACCCACTGCATCGCGGGGATGGTGGAGAACGGCAGGCGAGTAACCGTTCCCAAGGTGGTGGCACATCACGCACCCTATGCCAGCTACTTCGTTCATATACTCTTTAACTGACTTCACTCTGACCCCTTGTGCGAATAGCCTCACCCAACTTTTCAATTTCTACACACTCATCTGCCATACGCGCACACGCCTCGCGTTCTTCCTGTATTGCACCATTAATAATCAACCGGACTTCTTCTTCTGAGTATTCTTTTTGACCAGCTCGTTGCAATCTAATTTGTCTATCCATAAATTCAGTCATTCTTCGCTCCTATATTTCTTTGGTAGTTTGTAAGTTTTATCCCAAATCTGCTGCGGGATTTCTATAGACGCAAACTTGTGCCCACATTCACGACACACACGTTGGCGTTGAACAAAGTCAAACGTATCTGTTATGTCTCTGTACTTGCGAGTGTCTGTAACCTGAGTGGGTTTATCGCACGATGGACACCACATTCTTTTTCTTCCTCGCTTCTATATTGGCTAAACATTCTTTACAAACCCAGCGTGGGCTGCCCCTAGTTTGTTTCATGCCGCCGCCGTCCGGTGGTTTGAACGTGTTGCAGTGGGCACAATACTTACGGTCGTAGTTCATTCGTTTTCGCCACAGACTCATTAAAGAATCTTGTCTACAGCTAAGAAGATGTTCTCAATAGAAGACAGAGTAGGTCTGTAACCTAAAGCATACGCAGCAGTATTGACTGAGTAATACTTTTCCTTCACGCCCGTAGCTGGTAGTCCTACCTGCGCTCCTACCGTCTCGTACTCTAGCTTGTATCTCTGTGCCATGTGAGTAAGCAGGCTGTCTTTAGAAACCGGCTGGCGGCTGTACATGTCCAAAGCAGTATTCATCTTGCCCTGTCGCAGCATGACGTTGATCATCTGGAAGAAGTCTAGTGGGCCAACATAGTCACGCACGATAGGAGTACGGTCTACTTTGTACACAGTCTTTTCTTTGATGGTGCGAATCATGTCAGTGATCATGTACCGATAGTTAATGTTTACCATCGGGCTGAAGTAATTGAACACTCGAAGGTCAAAGATATTGCGGTCTGTAATCCTGTGCCGGACTTCTGCCATCGCCTTGGCGTACCCGTAGTAATGTTTGGGTTGAAGGTCATTGAGAGGAAACGCGGATACTTTGTCAATGTCTGCCGGTGTGCTGAAGTTGTCTCCAAAGACTGCTCCGCTGGAGATGAAGATGTATTTACAGTCACGATATTTACCTATGTAATCCAATGCCATTTGGTCAAACGACTCGGTGATCTCAAAGATCTGCTCGCCCAGCTTGATGACCTTCTCAGGACTGCCAGCGCCTACGAAGTTGATGATGGCTTCTATGTCGCGGGCGTGTTTGAATTCTGCATAACTCTGCGATGTAAAGTTGCGCAGATCATTTTCTAACATCCATGCAGTCACATCACTGATGCGGCGTGAGTAGAGTTCTAACTTATGCTCGTCGCTAAAAGATAGGATCAAGTCTTTAGCTATGGCGCTAGTTGCACCCAGTATGGCTATCTTCATAGTTTCACCACCATTTCTTGTTGGAGTTCTTCGTCACTGAGGAAAGGAATCATGTCATGTAAGGGTGCTTGCTTGCCGTCTTTGAATGACTGAGCTGGCAGGACTTGCTGGTCTGTCTTGCAATTACAGTTAAAAATTATTGGGTCTCCACTATGCAAAGAAAGTTTAAAACCTACTTCCATAGTTTCTGCATTTGCAATAAATGAATAGTGCATATTAAATGCCGTTGCTACATCTTTAAATTCAGGAAACCATACGCCAGTCTTGGGGCCAGTACCGTATACCCTTCCTTCGTAAAACTTTGACTGTGTATTTTTAATACTCATATAGCCACTGTTGTTTAGGATAACAATCTTGATAGGCAAGTTGTGTTCGCGAATGGTTGCTAGTTCCTGCATGTTGGACATAAAGCTGCCGTCCCCAACGACACAGATAACATTCTTTGCTCCCGCCTTAGCTACGCCGATAGCCGCAGGTAGCGCCCAGCCCATGTCACCCTGAGACTGGCTCATAATTAAACGCTGAGTACCTTTAAACTTAAACGCTTGCGGGATAACAAAGTAAGCCGTGCCAGCGTCGCACATAATTACAGCGTCATCTGGAGCATAGGTGCTGATGGCATCTACTACGGAATAGATATCCAAGCCATTGTCATCTGGTAGTTGTTCGTGATGCGACCACTTCTTTTTCCAGTGGGCACACTTATCTAACCATTCTTGTTTTGTCATAGCATGGCTCCAAAGAATTGATCTAACGGCACCTGTATCTTTTCTTGTACTGAAATAATATCTTTGTTTAATTCACCAGATTGAATATCTACATAGATCTTGTAGCTCTGTGGGCTAAACTGTTTAGGGTCGTACCCTATTACTGGCGCTCCCAAAGATGTGCCGAGAATAAGAAGCGTGTCTGCGTTCTGCATGGAAAAGTTTCCAGCGCGGCTGCCTCTAAGTCCAACAGCGCCCATGTTTAGCGGGTGATCAAACGGCGCATAGTCCTGCGCTCCGTAGGTAGTAACAAACGGTAGTTGGTACTTCTCCACAAACCTTATAAATGCAAGATGACATCCAGCCTGACGAAGACCCACGCCAGCCAAGACTACCGGTCTTTCTGCAAGGTGCAGTTGTGACGTTAGTTTCAAATGATCAAAAGTTACCTTTGATGGTTTGCGTGATACGTATTCTAAAGACGTATGCTCTGGCATCTGTGCTGCTTGTATGTTGCTAGGCACATCTATCCATACTGGCCCTGGTCTGCCGCGTGTGGCTTGATCTACAGCCATGTGCATCATGTACTCAACATTTTCTGGTTGACTAATAAACCCAGCAACTTTGGTAATGGACTTAACTGTGTCTATGATGTGATGTTCTTGCGCCCCGTAATGCCTGACATCAACAGATTTATAAGTCTTCAACCAGTGAGCTGTGTTATCAGTGCGCACGTTGCCTGACAGGAATAGAACTGGCACACCATCTTGCCAAGCGTTCAGCACACTGGTTATGCAGTTAGTACCACCGCAGCCTGTAGTGGGGTTCACCACAGAGAACGTGCCTGTGTACTTGGCTTCGCCTATAGCAGCATGTCCAGCGCCCTGCTCGTGGTGGTAGCAAATGTATTCAATGCCCTTGTGTTTGATAAAGCCATCATTCAAGCCCGCTGCGCCACCGCCCATCAGGCCATGCACTCTGCTGACTCCTATCTCCCACAGGTAGTCTGCTATCCAATCAGCTACTCTCATCAATAGTCCCTTATAAATTTGTTGATGGTCTCTGCCACGTAGGTCAGCATCTCGCGGGTGAGAGCAGGTTGAACCCCGACCCAGAACGTGTTGTTCATAACCTCGTCTGTCTTCTCTAACTTGCCGTGGATGCGGTAGTTCTGACCTTTCATGAACGGCTGTTTGGTAGCGTTGCCAGCAAAGACTAGCCGCGTTCCAATCTTGTGTTCGTTTAGATACCAAGTCAGTTCATCCCGTTTGAACTTAGCTTTAGGCGAGACAGTAATAGGAAGTCCAAACCATGAAGGCCACGCATCTGGATAAACTGTTGGAAATAACAATTGATAGTTGTGTGACAACGCACCTTTTAAAAAGTTGTAGTTGTCTCTGCGCATCTGAACAAATCTTTCCAGTTGTTCTAGCTGTCCCCAACCACAGGCTGCCTGCATCTCTGTGATCTTCATGTTGTAGCCAACGTGCGTGAAGACGTACTTGTGGTCGTACCCTTCTGGCAGGTCTTCAAACTTCTGGCAGAACCGCTGCTTGCAAGTGTTGTCCTTGCCAGGCTCGCACCAACAGTCACGACCCCAATCCCTGAAAGACTCAACAAGTCTGGTCAGCTTGGTGTTGTTAATGACCACCGCACCGCCTTCGCCCATTGTGATGTGGTGAGCTGGAAAGAATGACAGCGTAGCCAAGTCACCGAACGTACCTACCTTCTTGTTTTTCCACTCCGCACCCAGCGCGTCGCAGCAGTCTTCTATCAGCCACAGGTTGTACTTCTTAGCTAGAGCTACCACTTCTTCTACGTTGAAAGGATTGCCCAGTGTGTGAGCTAGGAAGATAGCTTTAGTCTTGCTGGTGATAGCGTTCTCTATTTCCTTAGTGCAGATGTTTAGCGTCCAATTCACATCTAGGAATACTGGCACCGCGCCGTACTGTAGGATCGGGTTGATCGTAGTAGGAAACCCGCAGGCAACAGAGATAACTTCATCACCCTTCTGGATAGCCCTGTCCCCCAACTTCGGGGAGGTCAGAGCTGAAAAGGCTATTAAGTTAGCAGAGCTGCCTGAGTTCACAGTACGCACGGCCTTGCACCCAAGATACTTGGTTAGACCATCCTCAAACCAGCGGTTATATTGACCGGCAGTAAGCCAGCCTTTATCCACCGCGTCGTGCATGTAGTCTTTCTCTATATCCCCTATCACCTGCCCAGAGGCAGGGACGAAGGTTTCTCCTGGGACAAAACTCATACAGGCGTTCCTTGTGGTGCTTGTTGTTGGAGATACTGTTCAGGTTGCGGAGTTAAGATGCCGTCGAACATGTGTGTGCCGATATGTGCAAGCTTCGCCCACGGCGCTGCCCACACAGTGCCGCCGCACTTCTCACGCCATTCCTTACAGAAGTGATAGTCCTCAGACAGCAGACGTTCACCCAGTGGCTCGATGCTAGTAGCAAAAAACTCAGAGATACGTTCCTTACCAATGTTGCCACCCAGATCGTGCGTGTCGTTGATATAGCTAGGTACGTGATCCTTTAGCTGTTCAAACACTTCGCGCTTGATTAACATGAATCCTGTACCGCCATTCCAGATTTCTACTGGCGAGTTCACATCGACTTGAACTTGTTCGGCGTAGTTCATAAGGTTCACCACAAATGAACCGGAGAAATGACGGAGCTGGTCTGCCGGTACACCTGCTTGTGCTGCCTTGTGAATCTGATTCCAGTTGATCTCTTTCTTGGGATAGATGCCGCAGATGATTGGCTTGTCTGCCAACATCATTGGAAGAACATCGGCTGGGTCAAAGCGAATGTCTGCATCTATAAACAATAGATGAGTGTGGTCTGTCTTCATAAAACCGTGCGCCAAGGCATTACGTGCGCGTTGGATCAGTGACTCGTTGAACAGGAAGCTGACAGCGGTGTCAATCTTGTTCTGCTGCAACTGTGTCTGCAGGGTCATGATTGCTTGTGTGTAGTAGCCGTAGCATAGGCCGCCGTACATAGGTGTCGCAATAAACAATTTTGCCATTTTTATTTTCCTAGAAATTAAAGATATGTTTTTTTGTCCATGAGTAATCAGGACGGTTTAATAACATCCAGCCGTTGTTGTTAAGAAATTTCTCTGCCGTCATACCTCCCGTGCCATCCGCAGATAGTCTGTAATTGACAGAATGTTTGCCGGTACTTCCGCATCGAATCTTGGCCCGCATGAGTTCAGATTGAAAACTTCTATCCGAGACAATGGGGACGTACCAAGCATGGCTATGTCGGCGCGCAACATCTGTTCTAACAACGTAACAGGAGTTGTCAACGAGGTACTGGTTAACTGAGTTGGGGATACATCCAATAGATTCGCAGTTGTCATCACAGATAAAATTTCCTTCATTGTTTACAATCTTTCTCAGGCTGTACGCCCATCCAAGGTCATGCTTCTCTATCATTTCAACGAGTGATTCGATATGGTCTGGCTCGTACCAGTTGTCATCGTCGAGGTAACAGATGACGTCTTCTGTGATGGCAAATGGAGCAAGAGCAAAAACAGGAGCCATGCCATAACCCCCGCCACCATTAGCGCGAGGTAGGTGAACGGCGACCGTATCATTCGCCAAGTGAGGGATGGTTTTGTCGGAATACTCCGCACCGTGTATGAATACATAATGAGTAGCCTTCCTAGTTTGATCTTTAACACTTTGTATCGCCTTGGTTATGGTTGATCTACCCTGTGTGCTGGTCACCACCGCTACGGATAAGCTCATGTCAGTATCTTTCTATCAAACGCAGCAAGTCTTTTACTTCTTGATTGCTGTCAAACTGGGTTGCCGCATCAGATCGTATGAATTCATCTATGGCCTTTAGATACTGGCAATAACGGGAATAACTCATACCCTTTAAGTACGCATACAGTTGTTTGTAGTTATCGAAATCCCGCATGTCGATAAAACAACTCTCTGGAATATGGTCTGCCACGTTCGGCGCGCCCCAGTAGATAGGAACGATGCCAGCCATGAAGCAATCCAATATCTTTTCTGATATATATCCCACCGCGTTATCACAGTTTTCATACGTGATTGCAAACTTGTACTTGCTGTAAGTCTTTAACTTGTTACTTGATACCCCTTTACACACCGGAAAAGACTGGATTGGCCAGCCTCTGCCCCACAGGTCAAACTCAAACATAGCGTTCTCTTGAAACCACATGATGGCTTCTATCCTTTTGGGATATAAGCTGTGAGTCTGGTCGCTGTTCTTAGCTGATTGCATCAAGCAAAGTAACTTGCGGGCTTTGAATTCTTCCTCAGTTACGTAACACTGCAAACGGTCAGTCCAGTCAACTGTAAAGTTATGCTTTACATAGTGACCCCAATTAACCAAGTGGTCGTTCCATGTAAGCACCTTGTCGAATCTGTTGTGATACGTACTGTCCCAGTTGCTAGGCAAGATAGCTGGCGGTTCGTACAAGATAAGAATCTTTTCCGCGTTCGGTACATTAAGATCAACTCGTGGCCTATCCATATAGATGGCTAGATCGACGGTAGATAGATCTACTTGGTCGGGTGTGTACATCTCTATTCCTATGGCACTAGCCATTTTGTAAAGCTGTACCCACGGAAGTAACAGGTTATGGCCTATGTCACTGTTCTCGTTTTTGAACAGGTAGCCATCTTCTGTGATGAACTCGTAGTGGTTTTTAATTACTACTCTCATTACTCTCCCCTTATCTTTGCTGCCGCCTCCGGCAGACCAAGTTTTTCACAAATGACTGCACATCTTTCTCGCTCTTGTTTCTCTATTACTTTTGCCAAGCTACGCATCAAATCCCAAGAAGCGGAGTCTGGGGCGTAGATAAGATCCAGTTCCTCCGCTACTTTGTTGACTGCTTCAAACAGTTTCCGGCTCATCTAAAAAGCCAGTCAAACACCGCCCGCAAAACAGTCAGAGCTACACCTATAGCGGCGTAAAACAAAACCATCCACATACCAACATCAACAGACGATAGATACTTCTCATTTATGCTCTGCCAGCGTTTCTGATACTCTACGGTTGGCTCGCTCCCCATAACAGACGTATAGAACTGTGGGACATAGTGGGAACCAATCCTTGGTGGATCTTCTTTTATAAACTTACCGTCTCGTAACATAGTTGTCTCCTTGAAAACACGGAATAAATAATTTATCACATGTTTTCTAGCATCCCTTCTAACTGATCTATCAAGCGGTCGGATAGGCGCTGGTCTTCTATGCTGATCATCGATGCATGTGGATCTTTGTGGATCACATCCATAGCGTCTCTAATCCCTTTGTTGTAGCCAGAGTTAAAGCTGTCGTTGCCTTCTAGGATCATGGTGATAGCGTCCCGTACTAGGCTCGATGCCTGGCGGGCTTTCGCCTTCTCCTTCAGCGCAAGATAGACTTCCTCAGACAGATGGACTGAGTATGGGATTAACCGTTTTGTTTCCACGCCGTAAACTCCTGTTTTACGCCCAGCATTTTTTCCGTCGCCACTTGACTCTTCGCTATGTCGCTGCGGCTTTCTACTTTTAAATGATCCTTGAGCCATTCTGTTGCCTCCTTTTCTGATTTCTCGATGATCCCGCCAGCCTCGGATAAGAACTCCCAGAACTGTGGATCGCGGCACAGCATCCCAGAGATACGCACCATGTCTTTAGCTAACTCTTGCTCTCTGTTCATCGGGCGCTCTTCTTCATTCAACCGCACCATCACGGTCATGTACCTAGCGCCAACATAATCACGAGCAATCTCTTCAGGAATTTCATCTGGGTGTATGCGCAGGGTCAGGATGTAGCCGGAGTTATCCTGCTTCAGCCCTACCTTCACCGCTTCAAACTGGCTAGTCTCCATCTGTCACCTTCTTAATTAAAGTCCCGCAAATCTGGCAATGGTCATAAACACCTTCGCTTTTTTCTGGGTACTCAGTGCGAATTAAGTGTCCTGTTGTTTTGCACAGCCACATGAACAAGTTAATCATCTGCCACCTCTATCAAATCCACATACTTCCCATCTTGGTAAACAAACCTGACGCCGATAAGTTTTTCTTTGTCATCAAAGTAGCAGCAGAGCATGTGGTTATCTACCCATGGAACATTGCTGCGTAAACTATCTGAGTTTTTTATTGGCATCGGATAACTCGTTGTCCACTTGACTCGCGGATGGTTTATTCGCTGGTAGTCATAAAGTTTTATGTCAGGCATTAACTTATATCCTCCACCCTAATTGCATACCTGCCGTTAGCCCGCTTAGTCCAGCCATGCACTTCGATCCTGATACCCGCATCCCGCACCAGCGCCACCGTTTCTGATTCCTGAATCTTCCGTATCCGTTTAGCTACGTCTGCTGCTGTCACCTGCACAGCCAGCACTTCACCTTTACGGATAGCCAAGATATCGCACCATGTCCAAAGGTCTTTGCGCTGCTTCGTCCAAGCGTTCCACTTCTCTACTACTTCACAGTGGTAGCCCTGCTCCCGTAGGTATTCAAGGCTGCGCTGGGTGGGGGATCGACTGGCTGCCATCAGAATGGAAGATCTTCCAGGCCAGTCATGCCATCAAGTAATGGCGGTGATCTAGCAGGTGCCGGAGCAATGACCGGCTCTTCCTTCTTCCATGTGTTGACACTTACCCGTATCCATGGCCCGTAGTTACCTTCCATGTTCCAGCCAGACAACTTCACAGGGATATCATCCTGATCTGTTTCATCTAGCAATTTACGAAGAAGCTGACGCTCAAACACAACCTCGCCATAGAAATCAGGACTCTTCTCGTTGACTTTGTTTTTGCTGTAGTTCAGCTTTCCACTGTTTGGATACTTATTCATCGAAAGACTCCTTATAAGTTTTGAATGTCTTTGTCAGCTCTGGATAAGCCACGCTGTCACGCTGCTCTACTATCTTGTAGATGTTGGCGTTCGTGCGCCAGACAGTCATCACATCTTCTTTGTTCTGAGCCATGTCCAACGCGAAGACGGTTCCTTGTACAACAACGGATAGCCAGTCATTCCAATCTGTATCTGGATCGGTTGTAACTTTGATCCTCCACTGACTGTCCTTACCTTCCACAGCCTTAGGCGGCTGAGCTTCAATAACTTTTGGCGTCGGCTTCGGTGGCGCTGCCATCGGCGCAGTCCTTGTTGCTTGGTTGCCATCATCATCCTCCGTCGCGAGAGAGCAGGCTGCCATCAGCGAATACCTTCTTGCATAGCTCAAAGCACTCCCGTAGCCCTGCGCGTCCTGCTTGATCGCCGGCATAAACAAGCTGCCAGCCGACAGTTGTTCACCTGACTCGTGAATAAAAGTAGTAGATACCTTCACACCACCTTCGTGTTCCTCGGTTAACTGCATCAAGTAGATGCCTTGATTGTTTAGCGCAGTAATCACCGCCTCAATACACGCCGACAGATCCGCATACTTGCTGCGGAAGTGTGGGTTGGTACTAGACTTCAGGGCTGGGCCAAACTCTCGCTGCGCCTTTACTAGCGCGGATGCTATTTCTTTCATGCTGTTTCCTTAAGTGGTCTTCCTACTTTTTTGCGCGGTGTGCCATCTTTTCTCAATCCATACGGCGCTTCTTTGTGTTTCTTTACTCCCATAGCTTTTGCTATAGCCATGAGTTGTTCTGGAGTGGCATCAGTAATGTGGATATCAATCTTCATGGCATCCTCCTAGTAACAGTTAGTTGTACAGCTACTGCCGTAGCAGCATGTAGTACAGCTAGTGCAATGGCCTTGATTACAGTAAGTGTTGTATGTGCATGATGCGTAAGCCATAGATGCTGCGCTGATTGCCCAAGCGGCGATTAAATATTTCATGACTTCTCCTTCAAGTAGGTTTGGTATTGATTACAGAATGGCGCCGCTTGACAGAAGCTATCGCACCTAGTCCTGCCGCCTTCTCTGGTTTCTATGTAATGTGATTCTTTTTGTTGTCCCGCAAATACTGCTGCGTCTTCTTTGATCTCGAAGACTTTCTTCGCCCGCTTGCCACCTTCTTTCATAACAGCATAAGTGGTCTTCTTCTCCCACATTTCCTCTGACGTACACTCAGGCATCAGGCCAGAGACTGCTGCGAAGTTAGCCTCGTTGTGCAGAGTAAGTCGCTGCTTAACAAACGTCTCACGGTCTTCTTGAGACCACAGTGGTATATCTAAGGTAACGATAGGAGCCTGTGGGTATGTTTCTTTCAGAGCTGCTTCTCTGCGCGACCAATCCCGCACGATGCCAATGACCTGTAGGCCAGATACTGTTTCGCCTTTAACGCGCTCAACTAGCCATGCGTACAGGTTTAACTGGTCTATCCACTCCTGCTTCTCTTGCTGCACAGTCCAAGCTGATGTAACTTTGTAGTCGGCAATAAGTACCTTGCCATCTATCATTTCTTGCAAATCTATAGCACCAGAAATAGACCAGCCTTCGAACGTAGTGAACAGGCGTTCTTCTACAATGTGGTGGTCATCCTTGCCATGTTCTAATATGTTGTGGACTGCGGATCCAAACAACGACCAGACCATATCAGCAGCATCCTGCTCGATATCTTCTTGATGTTGTCTGCGAAGTAGTACAAGTTGAGGTGGCGACAGGATCTCGGTTACACTGATTTCACTGTTACCCTTGCTGTACTGAGGTCGTTTGATGACGTTAACAAACGTCTCCGGCAAATTGAATTTGTTGGTTAGTTTCATTACACCCTCCCTAGATGTAGTATGATACTAACCCTACATTTAGGACGAGTCAATAGGTATTCCAAATATTTTTTACCTGTTGCATCAACGTGCTACTGTAAGTTCTTTCAGTAACCACTTGACAACATTTGCAAATAAGTTTTAGGGGTGGTATTGTTGATGCGGGAAAGCCTGCCAACACTCTCCTTAAGTTGTGATCTCCTTCTTGGTGGGCGAGTACCTCTCGCTTGAGTCTTAAGGGAAGACTCTTTTACCCCGCTTCGGTGGGGTATTTTTTTATTTGAAATTAAGAGGTAATATAATTGTGTCAACGTAGTTTGTCTCTACTACCGTGACATATTATGTTCTCATCAGATGAAGAATTTATAGCGGCGTGGAATAAAAGCCCAAGTGTTAGCGGATGCGCTGACCGCCTCGGTGTTACTGAGCGCAACGCTGCCAGACGGCGAAGAATTATAGAAAAACGACACGGCATAATATTAAAAAGCGCCAGTCAAAAAAGCCCAGACTACAAAATCACCATCCCGCAAGACAATATCCGCGTTACCAGTTCCATAGAAAATGGCGTCATTATGGTTGGTAGTGATTGCCACTACTGGCCTGGAATAGTTTCCACAGCTCACCGAGCATTTGTTTTTGTTGCCAAAGCTCTCTTGCCGACGGCTGTAATTTTAAATGGCGATGTATTTGACGGAGCAAGCATCAGCAGGCATCCACCAGGCGGGACATGGGAAGCCGTGCCATCGGTTAAGCAAGAGTTAGACGCCTGCCAAGCGCGGGTATCAGAGATAGAAGACGCCTCTCCTAAATCAAAAATGCACTACGTCTGGGGAAATCACGACCTCCGATACAATGCTAGGCTGGCTGCCCAAGTAGGGGATGGATTTAAGGATATTAAAGGAATGAACCTTACGGATCACTTCCCCAAATGGTTGTTCTCGATGTCGGTCATGGTAAATAATAACACCATGATTAAGCATAGATATCATAATGGCATTCATGCTGTGCATAATAATTTGCTGAAATCAGGGGTTAGCTTTGTAAGTGGTCACTTACATTCATTAAAAACTGTTCCCTACACCGATTATAATGGGACGAGATATGGGGTCGATACCGGGTCATTGGCGGATGTGTGTGGTCAACAGTTTACGTACTCAGAAGATAATCCCAAGAACCACCGCTCAGGTTTTGCTGTTTTGACATTTTATAAAGGAATGTTACTACCTCCAGAATTGTGTGAAGTTTTAGATGAAGATGCGGGCATTGTATATTTCCGTGGCAGCGTCTTTGAAGTGTAATTTTAGGGGATTAGAATAATCTTGCAGCCAGTTGGTTGTGTTATTTTTGGGGGCAGAAATGGCTATTACTATTTACACCGCAGGTTCTATCCTGGTTATTGATGGTGAGTACGAGATCGAAGAAGAGTTGGATTTGGAAGAAGAGTTTGAAGTTGATGAAGATGAGATCGAGTACGATGCTGACGGTACTGCATGGTATTTTGATGAAGATGAAGAAGTGTACTACTATTTTGACGAAGATGAAGATGCTTGGGTAGAGTGCGACGAATCTTTGTAATATGATGGGGGCTTCGGCCCCCGTTTTTTACTGTGCATTAAATATGTTTTTATGCAGACAGATGTGTTTTTATGCAAATAGGAGTGTCTATGAACGATTTTATGCAAAAACAAATTGACGCTTCTGAGCGTTTATATAACATGATGCTTGCTGATCATAAGCAGCGGTTTGAAAAAATTGCAGATGCTTACGCTTTAAGTGAAAGCTTGCAGAAAAAAATAAACGAACGCAATGAAGAGATAGCAAATCTGCGCCGCCAATTACAGGTATACGAAGCAATAGAAAAAATTTAATGTTGTACCAGCCAGATTTAATAGCAGAACTACGAGACATAGCAATCCTGTATCATTCCAGCAGTATGTTGTCATATAAGTTACAAGAAGTATTAGATAAACACATTCCGCATTTAGGTGAAACTTGCATGGAACGGGGTTGTGTGGATTATTCTTTAGATACATAAAATTGTTCTTGAAAAAAACTGGGACTTGTCCTAATATCTGCTTGTCACTGTGACGGCAGAGACAAACTACCAAGCCCATAAGCTTTGGTTCTTTACCCGAAAGGGCGTGCCGTCACACGAAGAGCCAAACCTTATGGGTTTTTCTATTTCCGGTGACCGTACCTTTCCACGATAGTAGTGAGCCTGCATGGGCTGCCGGAAGAAGAAACACTGGTCGAGGTTTCACCTGCCTACGAACCACGCTACCTGTCGATGAGGGATAGCACAAGAGGGGGAGGCCAGTGGTGATAGACATCTTCCCCATCGAGATAATCATCGCCTTACGGGTTTGCTAGGATTCAGCAGTAAGAATCTGGGCATGGAGTGATAGTTCCCTAATCGCATGCTGCGCACTTAGGGGTGGGCTATCACCCATGGGGAACCTAGAAGCTGATGATGCAATAGATGGGATGAGACAGGAACTAACTGTTGACATGGAATAAATCTGGTAGTAATGTAACCCTATATCTAGGGAGGGGGAGATGGATAAACAGAGAATCTACGACGCGATGTTGATTAAAGCTTTCAGAGCTGACAAGACTGTAGGGATGTTGTGGTATTGGCTGAAGGTCTACAAGATGGATATTCCAGAAGAAGGTTTAAAGCGCCAGCCACCACGAATTCCTATGCGGGTACAGGTATTTGTTGGTTCATTTCTGAAACCGTTAGCGGATAGGTTGTGGGATACGGATAAGACGCACGATATAAAGACGTTGGACTGGATGACAAACTTAGAGTGCCAAGCGACAGACAGGATAAGTCAAAACGAAAGAAAACTTCTTATGAAAAAGAGTCGAGTGGATCGTGCAAGGGGTGGGTTTATTGGTGAAAAGATTGACGCACAGAGAGCAAACAACCAGTGGGGCGTAACTAAAACTAATATAAAACTTAGGAGAATGAAATGAAAGAAGGAGAGTGGATCAAGGATCATCTGCGGGATTTTGCAGATCGGCTAGAGCAGTCGGTAGTAGAGCGGGAGCGTGAGCGGGCAGTAGTTATATGCCATGCCATGAGGGATGTGGAGTATTCAGCTATGGAAATAGCAGAGAAAATAATGGGGAGAACACAATGAAGGCGTTTCCAAACGGAATAATTACTAATGAAAAAGGTTTAATTGTTGGCGGTCAAACAGGCATGGACTTGCGGGATTACTTCGCAGCCAAAGCTATGCAAGCATTAGCTGATAAATACAATAGGGATGTTCTTGCAGTGATAGCCTACAAATGCGCAGATGAAATGATGAAAGCGAGGGAGGAAACTAAAAATGAAGCCACGTAATTACGTAGCTAGAGCGCAGCAGTCAGGCGCGGGCAGGCACAACAGTGGACATGCAGCTAGGTTAAAAGAACAGGCGAAGAGAGCGTTACTGCACGAAGTAGAAGCCCTCGAACAAAACGACTTACATTCTCATTTCTTTGGGGTTCCTAACGAGCCAGTTCGTGAAATACGCAAACGCTTAGATCCAAAATTAATGTCGCATGAGATACGCGAAATAAACAACGATAAGGACTAATCACAAAGTTACACAAAGTGACATTTGCCAATGAAACATCATGTCCGAAAGGAATATACAGATTTCGGACAAGGAAGAACCAGAATCCACACAAGCGAAAGGATAATCAATGATCCAGTTCAATAGATACAAACTGCCAAATGAATCTTATGACTTCAACCTGTCGTTCATTGGGCTATGCAATGCAATCATGGTTGAAATTAACGGCGACTGTCACAGATCAATTGGATTACTTATGTCCATGTCTGAGCGTTACCCTAGCAATGAACGGCTGGCAGCGGTGGCAGCGCGCCTGTACTTTTGGGGCAAGATTAGTTGGTCAGTCATTGAAAAAATGATTCCAGAGAAGCTTCCAAGTAACTTCCTGTACAAACAAGAGTTGGTAGGTTGTTTGGGGTTTGAGCAAGCATCCCGCAAATGGCGGATTACCGAGGACGATTGGGATTTGTATCAAGGTTTTACACACGATACACATTTTCAACAGCAGCAGGGAATCCAACAAGTTAGATACTGCCCACGCAATTCAGGATTCTTTTCGGTGGTAGAGAACATTGCAGCCGCTCAAATCTTGGCAGAGATGGAAGGCAAACAACTGTTAGTTGATTTAAACGGCAACTGGTGGGGATACAAAGAACCATTTGAAGAGATCTTTAATGAGTCATTTATGTTCACACGACTTACTAATGTTCCAGAGATGTCATTTGATTATGTCAGAAACGCATGGTCGGATCCGACAGATGAAATAGCATCGTACTTAGCTGATATGAAACTGTGGTTATACACCGCAATTATTGATGACATTAGCAAGTTTGCACCATCCGTTCCTTGCGTTGATTCATCTGGCGTGATGTTTGTCAGAGGCGGTGACAAGTTGCAGACTGAGACCATCCTACCCCCGATGGGATTGATACAACGAGAGCTGCGGTGGATGAGCCGTCGTTGCGAGGAGCGTTACATTTTGTCTGATGACAAAGACTTGGGTGAAAGATATGCTGCATTAGATGCGTTTGCGATAAACAACAGCGATCAAATTGAAGGTGGTTATTATCACAAATTCGGTCAGAAGATAAGCTGTCTGCCTATTCTTAAAAACTTTATGTACATGGTGGAAGCAAAAGAAAACTTTTCTTGCCCGTCATCAAACATTGTCAACGCCGCGAACTGGAGCAGGAACGATGGCCAGAATTACAGCCTATCTAATCCAGTCTATCGGTATCTTTTAATTTAGGTGTGGCATGGAAACTTTTGAATTGCTTACGTTGTTGGGTGGCATCATGATTGGTCTTGGTGTCTGTTTACTTTTACTTGCGGCAGCAGCCGCTTATTTCTTAGGGGAATTTGATGAATCTTAATCTTGATAAAATTAAAATCGACGGCGGCACACAAAGCCGTGCAAAGATAGATCAAGATGTTGTAGCAGAGTATGCTGATTTAATTAAAAGCGGCACAATCTTTCCACCCATCATAGTCTTTTATGATGGCGTGGATTACATCTTGGCTGATGGTTTCCATCGTTACTTTGCCAATCGTAAAGCAGGCACACCGAACTGCGAAGTGCAGTTGCATGAAGGTACTTTGCGCGATGCAATTCTGTTTAGCTTCTCTGCCAATCATTCACATGGCCTGCGCCGCACGACAGCAGACAAACGCAAAGCAGTGACGGCAATGCTAGAAGATATCGAATGGCAGGATTGGAGTGACCGAGAGATAGCCAAGCATTGTAATGTCAGCCCGATGTTGGTTGGTACTATCCGCAAAGAGTTGGGTGCAACAAAAAAAGAAACAACGTACACCCGCGATGGCAAGCAGCAAACAATGAGGCAAAAAGCTGATAACAAAAAGCAAGACGAAAAGTTTGACGAAGCAGCACTAGCAGCAGAAATGCAAAAAGCAGCGGCAGATACTTTACAGAAAGAGAATGAGGATTTGCAGGATAAGCTGACTGTAGCAATGGCCTCTGGCACTGATGATGTTGAGAAAGAAAAAGCACAGTCAATCATCAAAGATTTACGCGCACAGATCAGGCTGTTGGAGATAGAATTAAAAGCTGTCACCACTTCGCGTGACCAATTCCAAAGAGAGAATGCACAGCTCATGAAGCAGGTAGCTATGCAACAAAAGAGTCTAAAAAAATTAGCTTAATCAAACCCAAGCCAGCGGGTTAGTGCTGGCAGCGAGAGGGATCAATGGCATTAAATTTACGCTCTTATCAGGAGCAAACATTAGTAGCTTTGCGTGAAGGATTTGCAAAGGGTAGGAAGGCACAGATACTTTATGCCCCTACAGGTGCAGGCAAAACTGAGATGGCTATCGCTCTGATGGCTGCGACACAAACCAAAGGCAACAAAGCGGCGATGTTATTAGACCGCGTGGTTCTTTGCGACCAGACTAGTAAACGATTAGAGAAGTACGACATAGCGCATGGTGTTATGCAGGCAGGTCACTGGAGATACAGACCATACGAAAACATTCAAGTATGTTCAGCTCAAACGCTTGAGCGGCGCGGTTCATTTCCAGGATTGAATCTTCTGATCGTTGACGAGTGTCACCAAACCCGCGAGCAGACAGTCCAGTTCATTAAAGACAATCCCAATGTGAGAGTAATAGGTCTGACTGCTACTCCGTTTACGAAGGGTTTGGGCAAGATATACGACAACGTAGTGTCTGTTGTTACCACTAAACAACTGGTAGATGACAAGGTGTTGGTTCCTCTGCGCGTGTTCATAGCCAAAGAGATCAACATGGAAGGCGCTAAGAAGATTGGCGGCGAGTGGTCAACGGAAGAAACAACCAAGCGCGGCATGGTAATCACAGGCGATGTGGTAGCAGAGTGGGTAAAGAAAACCCACGAGATATTCGGGCGGCCTCGCAAGACGATTGTCTTTGCATCAGGCGTAGAGCATGGCGTTCACCTCGCCCGCAAGTTCCAAGAGCAGGGACATAACTTTATCTGCATATCGTACAAAGATGATGACGAATGGAAGAAGCAGGTTATCGAGGACTTTAGCAAGCCTGATACGCAGATCACTGGCTTGATTGCTACTGACATATTGACCAAAGGGTTCGATGTGTCGGACGTAATGATCGGCGTATCTGCTAGACCGTTTAGTAAATCCTTGTCATCGCACATTCAGCAAATGGGCAGAGTTATGCGCGGGCATGATGATAAAGAATTTGCGGTGTGGCTAGACCATTCAGGTAACTATCTCAGGTTCAGGGAAGATTGGGATCAAGTCTTTGAGGAAGGCGTAGATACTCTGGACGAGGGCAAAGAGAAGGCCAAGAAGGAACCAACGGATAAGTTAAAGGAGCAGAGCAAGTGTCCTAAGTGTTCAGCTCTGTGGCCTACGGGGTCGGATACTTGCTACAACTGTGGTCATGTCAAAGAGAAGAAGAACAAGGTGTTCTCTCTTGACGGCGAGATGGTCGAGTTGACTGGAAACATTTCCAAAGACAGTAAGCAGGAGTTCTGGAGTCAGTTGGTCTGGTATATGCGCGTCCAGGGGTGGTCTAAAGGTAGGGCGGCTAACACATACAAGGATAAGTTCGGCGTCTGGCCTCGCGGGTTGCGGGATGATACTCCTGCCATGCCAAGTGATGATACGAGAAAGTTTATAGACAAGAAGTTAAAACAGTTCTTGCGTAGTGTGGGGAAAAGATAATGGACTTCATTCAATTCGCCCGCAGTCATGGCATCCTTATCGACAATCTGCCGCCGCTTGGCGTGTGGAAACGGTTTCCAACAGAAGATCATCCACGTTCTAAGAACGGCGCGGTGAAGTATATGGGTGACGTTGGTTTCATTCAGAATCATGCGACAAGCACAGTCGTATCTATATGGAAGCCTGACTCTCGCAATGTAACTATAGATCGTTCGTCTGCTCTTATATCAATCAAGAAGGCAGAGGACGAGCAGAAGAAGAAGCAGCATACAGCCATGCAGCGCGCCGTCGGAATGCTTAACGGTAGCGGCATGAGTACGCATCCGTACCTTGAAGCTAAAGGATTTAAGGACGAGCAGGGAAATGTACTGTGGCAGGACGGCAAGCCTGTTCTTCTGATCCCAATGAGGGTGGCAGGTAACTTGGTCGGCTTGCAGCAGATCGACGAGGGCGGCGGCAAGAAGTTCTTGTACGGTCAGCGTACAACTGGCGCGGTGTTCACGTTTGATAACAAGGGTATGAATGTACTGTGCGAGGGCTACGCTACTGCTCTGTCTGTTCGTCTGGCCTTCAAACAAATGAAACAACGGTACACGCTGCACGTTTGCTTTAGCGCAGGGAACATGGCGAAGGTGGCGGCAGGGCTTGAGGCTGGGCTTCTGATCGCAGATAACGACGCCTCTGGTACAGGGCAGCGCGTGGCAGAAGAAAGCGGCTGGAAGTATTGGCTGTCTGATCGTGTCGGCGAGGACGCTAACGACTTTCATCAACGGGTTGGACTGTTTCAGTTTACGCAAAGCCTGACCCGCTCAATGCAGAATGTCGGTGCGGTTCGGCATACCTAACATTAGTGCGCCGTTGGTAAGGGGGGCGATAGCACTAAGTGATTGCATGATCTCTATTCCTAGATTCAGGCATCTCTCGCCCTCTCCAGACCAGTCGGAAACAACCCGCACGTTCCCATCCTCATCTTCTAAAATGTGGATGGAAAACGTGGCGGGGTGGTTATTCATGAGCAGAGTTTAACTCATGGTCGAAAGCATACGTTGACGCTACTGGTTCGGTATAAACCTTTTTTTCCATTTCTTTTTTATCGTAAACGTCTAACAGTATTCCCTCTCCTGTTGTAATAATTTGGATAGCAAACCCGCGAACATCAATCCAGATTGCGCCCTCGTCATCCATTTTGTAGTGCCCATCATGTAATGTTTTCACCGTCTGATCTCCTATATAGATTTAAAGTAATGAATCCATGCGTTGATTGTTTCTGTATCGAACCAATCTTCCTTGCGTATCATTAACTGCAAAACCTGTCGCGCTTCGTCATTGGTCAGGCTGTTGTCAATCTCTTGAATGTCAGTAAAATGTAATCCGATGGTTATTTCATCTGGTAATTGTGTCATCGTCTGATCTCCTAGTTGTCAGTAACTTCAAGTTCTTCTTGTAACCAAGCCATAGCGGTGCATATATCGCTCCACTCGGCATCGTAGTCTGCATCTCCTTCAGGTATGCAGTTATCGCGGTATTTAAACAGCGCGTCCCAAATGGTTTCCATCCATGTATCTTTGTCATTCGCTCTAAGTATCATCGTCTAATCTCCTATTCAGTTTCATCTATTTGCATCTTTGATATTGCATCCGCGCAATTCTGCCCATCGCCGTCGGTTCCAATGTTCTCGCAAACTAAATAACATCTATCACGCTCAAACCGAATGGCATCGCGCCATACGTTGTAACAATCCGTCAGCGTTGTGTAGTATTCGCCATACTTACCTGCGTAAAATGAATCATCATCGCCAGTTTCCATAAAAGCGGTTGTTGCGTCGGTAGGTATTCCGTTGTTGTCCATCGCGGCTATGAAAGCCTGTTGGAAGCTGCTTTGTAGTGTTGTGTCGTTCATCTTCTGATCTCCTATTCATTCCAAAAATTAAATAGTGCCGAACATTCAGAGCACACTTCCACCGAGTAATCATCGCGTGACTCCAGTAAGTCGGTGCGTGCGCCGTCGAACGGACAGGCGTTGTAATGATCTTCTGAAACTAGCAAATCAATTGGCTGTTTAAATTTCTGCCGATCTAGCTTATTCATAATTGTCTGATCTCCTATTCAAACCAATCAATAATTACCCGCTTAACACTAGACTCACTTATCCCTAGTATCTCGCTCACCTTGTGCGTGTTTTGCTTAACGCGATATAACTCGCATATTTTTAGTATTAAGGCTGCATCTGTAATCATCGTCTAATCTCCTTACCAACTAGCGCAATATTCAAATTCCCAAGTGTCGTCTAACTCTGCGAGCAGGGTTTCGATCTCGGCGGCGGTGCGTCTGATGTCATGCCAATAGTCATCATTGACTTCTGCGCTACCAAAAAAGAATCCTTCCTGCGGCGGTAGTACGGTGCTGTCCTTCTGATCTAATGCTTTTCTACAATCTGCTAACAACATTTCCAATTGCTCTTTACTCACATAATGCGGCTTACATTCATCCAAACCATCTTGCACATTGTCCACAAACCAACTATGAATCTGGTTTGCTTTACGCCAGTACATTGCTTCGATTGAAACTTCTTTAACTCTGCGCTGTACGTTTATTTTTTCCTGAATTTCTTTTGCAACTTGTGTGTCTCCATCGTTAAAACTCCACAAGTATTTTTTAGCGGATAAGTACATATCTAAACCCATGATTTAATCTCCTATCGAAATTGGCTGCAATGAATTGCTTTATCTAAAATAACGTCACCATCGGCGGTAAATGCTTCCAAATAAACGTGGTCATTTTCTAACCTAAGTCGAACATAACCACCAAAATGGTCGTGGTCTTTTGCATCATCAAATGAAAGCAATACGCATTGACTCTCGCCGTTGTCGTGCGTATCTAGTACAGGCGTTAATCCTGCTTGTTCTGCAAATACTTCTATTGGTTCGTAAATCATCGTCTGATCTCCTAGAATGTTGGTGTATGAATTACTTGCTGCATTTCGCTGTTTACTGGTTTTTCGCACAGCATTACCGTTACTTCGTAACTTTTTTTAGCTTTAAATATTTTTGCTGCTGCTTCCTGTGCATCAAATGAACGTAATGCGTACACTTCGCAGGTTTTACCTTTATAAAAACATTTGTATCCAAACATCACTCATCTCCTATTATTAAATCAGGCATATATTTCGACACTTCATTTAATAAATCTGCGTCACCTAACTTTTCTAATTTTTCCCATAGCACCTCTGCGGCATATTGCTGCAATGTTTTCGTGTCCATACCATCGACTAAATTGTCAACATACGTTTCAATAATTTCTAATCTCGTCATTATTTGTTTTGTTTTCATAGTCTGATCTCCTATATGCCAGCTAAGTGTTTTGCTTTAACGACTGCGTGAGCAAGCGTTTGAAAGCGCATTAACAGGCATACACGTTCGTCTGCGTCTGTATCAAACAGCGCGACGTTAAAACCTTTGTCCGTCTGATAAATGCGTGATTCGATGCCGTATTCTGCGTTTGGGTAGGTTGCTATTTGTTTCATCGTCTGATTTCCTTATTGTTGGCACTCGGCACATACGCCGCTCATCTCAGGGTTTTCGCGTACCCATCGCAGGGCGGCTGACTTGGTATCAAATCTCTGCCAGTTGAAATAACCGCCTTGTCCATCTGCGACCATCTCAAAGCATTTAATCCATCCGTACTCGTTAAAGATAAGTTTCATCGTCTGATCTTCTTATAAGTCGGTGTCATCTTCGGCTAGTTCTGGTTCACTAGCGATTAACGATACTAGGTCATTGTCTAAGCTGAAGTGGTATTGGACTTCACCTGCTAAATGCTCGGCGGCTTCTTCTGGTGTATTGCCGCGAACAAAAACGGTACAGTCAAATCGGTATAAGTTCATCGTCTGATCTCCTATTAATATGAATCAAATAAATCTGACAAAATTTCGTACAGCACGTTTGCCTGTAATCCTGTGATTACAAGTAAATCTGCCCATGTAAGTTTTCCTTCAATAAAGTTTTCGCGTATCTGTTCGTTGGTCATCGTCTGATCTCCTGTTGTAATAGGTTACATTAAAACTGTCTATTGCATTGTCAAGCCTGACTCAGTTAATTGTCAAGCGTTTTATACCGTCTGATTTCCTAATCGTTTTAGCGCGGCGTAGTGCAGCAAAACATGGGTGCGCGTCATGTATTTACTCGGGTTTTCTGCGCTGCGTCTGATCTCGTCTGGAGTAAACAAGCGCAAAACAGCGTCTAAGTATTGGCGGCGTTGCATGGTCTAATCTCCTGTTAAAACAGCGTTATGGTGGTGTCAACCTGCGGGTTAGCGGATTGAATTGTCAGCGTGAAATAGTCGGCGGCGGTGCTATCCTGCGGCGGTTTTGTTATCGGCTCGAATTGTCCGGCTTCGCCGTTCCAGAAAAAATCAGGGTCGGCGGTGACTTTCAATTGCTTCGCGGCGGCGAGGGCATCGGCGGCGGTTTCCTTATCGGTGCAAATTGTTTGCTCTTGGCATATCACTCGCCACAATCCGCGACTGGTGGAAAGATAACAGCGCGGGGTCTTAATTGGTTGCATGGTCTAATTCCTTGTTAGTAAAGTACAGTCTGCAGGTATAGCAGTCCGCATGTAATCCGCTAACTTCATCAACTGCGAATTGTGTTTCCTGTCTGCCATAATGTGCGTCCGTAAAATCAAGCGTGGCATCTGGCAGCTTCCAGTAGTCGCGCATAAATGCGTTTAGGTCGGCGGCTTCGCGGTCATCCAGTCCAGAATAGTCGGCGTTGAAAAGCGCGGGTAAGTAGTGCGCGGCAAGTGTCAGTTCGTAATAGTCATTAAGTAGTGGCATGGTCTAAGCTCCGGCTAGGTGCGCGAAAGTGCGCGGGGTTGATTGCTCGATCTCGATTGAATAACCGAGAGCGCGGATAGTGTCTAGCGCGTGGCGCGTCAGCGTCTTAGTTCCTGCCAACTTCGCAAGTAGGCGGCTAGAATCGCATGATGGGTAAGCGGTTTCTATTCCGTAATTTTTCTCGATTTTAATTGTGATTATCATTTTATTAACCCTTTAAAATCAGTTTACGAAGTGTCTGCATTTCATCTGTCCAAGACTGCCCACAGATGTAATAGGGTGCGCGGTCGTTATCGTCGGCAATAATCAAGCGGGAGAAAATGCCATAAGAGGGAAACAAGGCGAGCGGCATACGCAAGCGGCGGGAAAGCCTGTCTTTTGTATCTGCGCGGCAGCCTTTACCAATAATTGACAGAATCTCGGCTTGCTGATGGTCGGTCAGCGCGGGTTGACTATCGGGCGAGAATTTTGCGTCATGTATTGCGCGGTCTAATGAATATTGCATGGTGATCTCCTGATTAAATTGATAAAAGCAAAAACAAAAACAGCCAGAAAATAAAGAATCCGGCTATACCTGTCAGAATTTCATTCATTGTTCACTCTCCTAAGTAGTGCGCTCAGGGTTAAGCGCATGCATAGGATATTAGCGGATTGATGCAATATGTCAAGAGGGTTTATATATTGTATGTTCTAATCAATAGTTATGTTTTAATAGGTTTTGACTATTCTGGGATTGTTCCTGTATATTGTCGGCATTATTTGGGCGCGAACGAGCGCGAGCGAGAACAGTTCAATATGAAAACCATCACAAGGAAACAAGCCAGGGAAGCTATACAGTCTAAAGGCATCGGTTCTGCTATAGGCGTGGGCAAGTTACAAGGCGTAACTGCAAAGCAGCGCAAGTTTGCTGAAAGCATTGTTATGGACGGCTTGAACGCTTCCGATGCGTATAGAGCGGCTTACGATACCAGCGCAAAGTCCAACACAATAAATGTCAATGCTAGCAAACTACTGCATAGCACTAAGGTATCAAATACCATCGACGCACTAGAACGGGCGAAAGAGGCGAGCGCATCGCATTCTGCTGAAAGCTTGAGGGCTTTATGCGTTTCAACATTGGTTGACGTTGCCTGCAATAGCGACCGAGACGCTGTGCGCGTTGCTGCGGTTCGCGTGTTAGGTAGCGTTGTCGGTGTAGATGCGTATCGTGAGACTAAGCGCATAGAGACGGTAAAGGATAGCGACGACATCAAAGCCCAGATCATGCTGCAGCTTAAAACTATGATGCTAGGCAATGCGGATGCCGAGACGGTCGACGCTTCCGACCTGCTAGCCGAATTGACAATTCAGGAAGATGACGACCCCACCGTACCCCCACCATGCCATTCTGACAATGGGACTCCGACTATCATTGAACATACTATTCCACTCGAACAGTCAGAAGAATTTTTGGATTCAGAAGATTTTTTGAATGAGCTAGAGCAGCCTATCCTCTCCAGCGAACCCACCCCCATGTCTTTAGAATCATCACCCACCCCGGGGGATATATTTTTAGAAGATGAGGATAGTTATCAAGATGTTACTGTAAGTTCTTACAGTAAGCAAATGACAACAAAATGACGGTTCTTTTAATAAATAGGGATATGACGGCAAAGAGGAAAGATTTGTCGTTTGAAGAATGTGTGGAGAAGGATATGACGCCAGCTCAGAGGGAAGTGTTTTTGTGTATAGATGAGTGGTGGAAGAAGTATGGGTTTGGGCCGTCTATACGGGATATATGTAATGTTAGAGGTAAAGCTGGTATGGGGAATACGTCGGAGATTATTAGCCGGCTTGTGAAGATAGGCGTTCTGAAGAAGGTAAAGGGAGCTGGTCGTAGCGTTCGCCCGGTTTACATAAACTTTCGCACGTTGGAGTGATGCTCAGAAATGGGCGTTATTGGGCATATAAATAGATACGTGTATACATATGACAGATAGAGAATTGTTAATAGAATCGTTTGAGCTGCTATATACCATTTACCGTAATCAACATGGCACGCGGTATGGAAGGGAGATAAGTGTTTACCCTACGCTATCGAAAATTCAAAAGCAATTAGAAGAAACTATTGATAGTGGGTATAGTCCTGCTGAAGAAAGAAAGAAGGCGAACGGACAGTGGACTTAAATAACAAACAGGCGTGGTGTGAAGAGTATGGTGACAAGATAGAACGGTCGTTCTGTGTAAACAGGCTGTACGACTTGGGACTGTCGGGCTTTATGAATTTAGAAAAACAAAAGAACGTATATGCCCACGATATGTTTACTGTATTCCAGTCCGATTTGAAGACAGTTCGGACGCCATTCTTTAAGGCATGGGAAAAGTTTGAGATAGATTCCCAGTATGCGGTGACAATAAATATGAAAGACATGCAGCGGTATAAGGATCTGTATCCCAATATCGTGGTGGTGTTTGACGTACTGTGGGATGAGAAGATTTGTAAAAAGTTTATAGAAGGCGTGGAGTATGGGGTAAAACCTATGCACGAAACCTACGCTGGCTTTATTCAGGACATACGCTCGGCGGTCGTGGCCTGCGGGAATAAGAAGGTGGAGTACCAAGGGCGGGTAAATGATACTGGCGGGAATGCTAAAGCTAGTTATGTATTTGATGTACGTAAATTACAACATCTAGGTTAATGGATTTATCTGAACTGATAGGCAAGCTTCCCGCCAACGAGCAGGAGAAACTACTGGAGCAGGTAAGCCAGTATAAGGATGCTGTCACGCGGGAGAAAGCTCAGAAGTCGTTTATGGCGTTCGTGTATGAAATGTGGCCTGGGTTTATTCACGGTAGACATCATGCTCTTATGGCTAAGAAGTTTGAAGAGATAGCTGCGGGGAAGTTAAAGAGACTGATCATCAACATGCCGCCGCGTCATACCAAATCTGAGTTTGCCAGCTTCTTACTTCCTAGCTGGTTCTTAGGGAAGTACCCAGACAAGAAGGTTATCCAAACATCTAACACGGCTGAACTTGCAGTGGGATTTGGTAGGAAGGTTAGGAACTTAGTTGATAGCGAACAGTATTCAAAGATCTTCCCAGGCGTCGGTCTCCGTGCGGATTCCAAGGCGGCGGGACGTTGGGCTACTAGCCACGGTGGTGATTATTTTGCTATTGGTGTTGGCGGCACTGTTACTGGTAAGGGTGCTGATCTTTTAATAATAGACGATCCCCATTCGGAACAAGAAGCAAAGCTGGCTCAAGGCGATCCCGGCGTCTTTGATAATGTCTACGAGTGGTATACCTCTGGCCCGCGTCAACGTTTACAACCAGGCGGTGCCATTATTATCGTAATGACCCGCTGGTCGGACAAAGATCTTACTGGCAAGGTCTTAAAGAGTGATGCAACTGACTGGGAAATAATAGAACTACCGGCAATTCTTCCATCGGGAAACAGTCTGTGGCCTGAATTCTGGCCTTTAGAAGAACTGGAAGCGTTAAAAGAAGAACTTCCGGTGTACAAATGGAATGCTCAGTACCAACAAAAGCCTACAGGTGAAGAGGGTGCGTTAGTAAAGAGGGATTGGTGGCAGCGTTGGGAGTCAGATAGAGCGCCGCCATGTGAATTTATCATCCAAAGTTGGGATACTGCGTTCACAAAAAGTCAGCGGGCTGACTATTCTGCGTGTACAACATGGGGTGTGTTCCACAAAGACGAGAATGAGAGTGATGTAAACATCATTTTGCTCGATGCGTGGAAGGATAAGCTGGAGTTTCCTGAGTTAAAGGCTAAAGCCAAGGAAATGTACGACGAATGGGAGCCAGATTCTTGCATTATTGAAGCAAAAGCTGCTGGAGCGCCGTTGATATTTGAGTTGAGAAGGATGGGCGTGTACGTACAGGACTACACGCCAACCCGTGGCAACGATAAGTTTGTGCGTTTGAACAGCGTGACGGACTTATTTTCATCCGGTAAAGTGTGGGCGCCTGAGACTCGGTGGGCAGACGAGGTTATAGAAGAGATGGCAAGGTTTCCGAACGCAGAACACGATGACTTGGTGGATAGTTCCGTACAAGCATTGATGCGATTTCGGCAGGGCGGATTTTTGCGGCTTAATTCTGACGAAGAAGACGATCCTATCGAATTCCGTCGTAAGCGCGTTTACTACTAAGGACTAACATGGCTACAAATTTTGACAAAGCTCTCTATCAAGCTCCACAAGGACTAGATTCTATGGACGATATGGACGGGATTGAGATTGAGATTGAGGATCCTGAGTCTGTATCTATAGGACTAGGTGATATAGAGATTGATATCGAGCCAAACAAAAAGTCAACCGACGATTTTGACGCCAATCTTGCGGAATACATGGATGAGAGCGAGCTTCAAGAGCTGGCTGGAGACTTGTTATCTGACTTTGATGACGATATTGACGCCCGCAAAGACTGGATGCAGACGTATGTGGACGGTTTAGAACTATTGGGGATGAAAATTGAAGAACGATCAGAACCATGGGAAGGTGCATGTGGCGTTTATCATCCGTTGTTATCTGAGGCTCTTGTCAAATTCCAAGCCGAGACGATTATGGAGACATTCCCAGCTGCGGGGCCAGTTAAAACTAAGATTATTGGTAAGGAAACACCTTCGAAGAAGGAATCTGCTGAACGTGTGCAAGACGACATGAACTATCAGCTTACCGAAGTAATGACTGAGTACCGTCCAGAGCATGAGCGCATGATTTGGGGCTTAGGTCTGTCAGGTAATGCGTTTAAAAAGGTCTACTTTGATCCTAGTCTAGATAGACAGGTATCTTTGTTTGTCCCAGCCGAAGATGTAGTGGTTCCTTATGGCGCTTCTAACTTAGAAACAGCCAACCGCATGAGTCATGTCATGCGCAAGACCAAGAATGAACTTCGCCGTTTGATGGTTGCTGGCTTCTACAAGGATATAGACCTGCCAGAGCCACAGAATACGCTAGATGATGTAGAGAAAAAGATTGCCGAACGCATGGGTTTCCGTGCTACGTCGGACGATAGGTACAAACTGCTAGAGATGCAGGTATATCTAGACTTGCCTGGCTATGAAGATAAAGACGAGAAGGGTAAGGAGACTGGTATTGGTCTTCCATACATTGTAACTATTGAAAAAACTTCTCAAGAGATTTTAGCTATCAAGAGAAACTGGCATCCTGAAGATGAAACCTGTCAAAAAAGGAACCACTTTGTTCACTACCCATATATTCCAGGCTTTGGCTTCTATGCCTTTGGCCTTATTCATCTTATCGGTGCTTTTGCTAAGTCTGGTACTTCTATTATTAGGCAGCTTGTTGATGCTGGCACTTTATCGAACCTTCCTGGGGGTCTCAAGACTAAGGGAATGCGGGTCAAGGGAGATGACACTCCAATTTCTCCCGGCGAGTTCCGAGATGTGGACGTCGCGTCCGGCACCATTAGAGACAACATCCTCCCTCTCCCCTACAAAGAGCCAAGTCAAGTCCTCTTAGCGTTAATGAACCAGATCGTTGACGAAGGTCGGCGTTTTGCTGGTGCAGCAGACTTAAAGATTGCAGATATGTCTTCCAATTCACCAGTGGGTACAACACTGGCTATATTGGAGAGAACTCTCAAGGTAATGTCAGCAGTTCAAGCGCGTGTTCACTACGCGATGAAGCAAGAACTGAAGCTGCTGAAGGAAATCATTGCTGACTACACGCCGGAAGAGTACGACTACGAGCCAGTAGAAGGATCGCGTCGTGCTAAGAAGTCTGACTACGACAAAGTGGATGTTATTCCAGTATCTGATCCTAATGCGGCAACTATGGCGCAGAAGGTTGTCCAGTATCAGGCCGTTATGCAGATGGCGCAGGCCAATCCACAGATATATGACTTGGTAGAGCTAAACCGCCAGATGCTAGAAGTCTTAGGTATCAAGAACATTGGTAAGTTAGTGCCAAGCGCGGAAGACTTTAAACCTAAAGACCCAGTGCAAGAGAACATGAACATCCTTAATGGCAAGCCTGTTAAGGCGTTCATCTATCAGGATCACCAAGCGCACATCCAAGTACACCAGTCAGCTATGCAAGACCCAAAAATTGCACAGATTGTTGGTCAAAACCCCAAAGCTCAGATGATTCAAGCGGCTGCTATGGCGCATATCAATGAGCATGTGGCGTTTGAGTATCGCAAACAGATAGAAGAGCAACTGGGTATTCCTTTGCCAGAGATGGATAAAGAGTTACCTAAAGATATGGAAGTAGAAATATCCCGAATGATGGCGTTGGCAGCACAAAAACTGTTGACTAAAGATCAGGCGGAAGCTGCACAAAAGCAGGCGCAACAAGCGGCCCAAGACCCGATTGTTCAAATGCAGCAGCAGGAGTTGATGTTAAAGCAGAAGGAAGTGGAGTTGAAAGAGAAGAAACTTGCGATGGACGCTACTGCAAAAGCAGACGAAATCGAGCTAGAGAGAGAACGTATCGAAGCCCAGAAGGAAATTGCTGGTATGCAGGTCGGATCAAAAGTCGCTGCGGAGAAAGCAAGATTCGAGGGTGAGATGCAGATCAAAGGTCTGGAAATTGGTTCCAAAATAGCCAAAGAACGGATGGATATGGGTAACAAGAAAGGTAAATAATTATGGATAAGGCGTTTGAAATTCTCATTCAACAAGTGAGAGATAAGCGTCAGCAGATAGTCGAGGCCGTTTCAACCAACGCTGCCAAAGACTACTCTGATTATCAAAAACTTTGCGGCGAGATTCGGGGTCTCTCGATTGCAGAGGGTTTTATATTAGACCTTGCAAAAACTATGGAGTTATCTGATGAGTGAAATCGCAATCGCCACCGAAGACGGCGAGGTATCAACTCTGCCACAAACAGCAGAAGAGAAAGCGAAACAATTACCGGAACCAACTGGATATCACATCCTAGTAGGACTGCCGGACAAAGAAGAAAAATTCGACAGCGGCCTGTTAAAAGCAGACCAAACCATGAATCACGAACAGATTCTGGCTACCGTATTTTTCGTAATCAAAATTGGGCCAGATTGCTACAAAGACGCAAAACGGTTTCCAAATGGCCCATGGTGTAAGGAAGGGGATTTTATTCTCGCCCGCCCTAACACTGGTACTCGCTTGAAGATTCATGGTCGTGAGTTTCGACTCATTAACGACGATGTAGTTGAAGCAGTTGTGGATGATCCTCGTGGTATATCCAGGGCTTAACAAAGGAGAAACAAATGGCTACAAATAGAATGGATGCGGAAGACTTTAAGTTTCCCGATGAGAAGGAAGAAACATCTTCTTCTGCGGAAGAATTTGAGATAGAGATTGAGGACGATACTCCGCCGGAGGATAGAGACCGGCAGCCTTTACCTAAAGATATAGTTGACGAGCTTGAAGATGATGAGCTTGAAGAATATAGCGAAGGGGTAAAGACTCGTCTGAAGCAAATGAAAAAGGTCTGGCACGACGAGCGCCGTGAGAAAGAGCAGGCATTACGGGAGCAGCAAGAAGCTGTAGCGTATGCCAAGCAGATGATGGAAGAGAACCGTTCCCTTAAAGGACGGCTATCTACGGGTGAGCAGCACTTTATTGACACCTACAAATCTGCGGCAGAGTTGGAGCTAGACAATGCTAAACGGGATTACAAAGACGCCTATGACATGGGTGATTCTGACCTTTTGCTGAATGCTCAGGAAAAGTTAAATCAGGCTCAGTTCAAAATTCAGAAAGCAAAAGAATTTGTTCCGTCTAGACAACCTGAAGAAAGTGATGTACAACCCGCAACTAATACAGTACCTCGCCCTGACCAACGAGCGATTGCGTGGCAAGAGCGCAATGAATGGTTTGGTAAGGATGAGGAAATGACTAGCTTGGCTCTGGGATTACATCAGAAGCTAGTTGCTCAATACGGGACGTCATATCCGTCCACGGATGAGTATTGGAAGAAGGTTGATGACACTATGCGTCGTCGATTCCCGGAGAACTTTGGGGACAAGGAAGAGGAAGCAGCGCCACAAAAAACGCAGCGTTCCAAACCCGCCTCTGTCGTAGCTTCTGCTGATCGCAGCACACCCTCCAAAAAGGTGAAGCTGAAACAGTCGCAAGTCCTGATTGCCAAGAAATTAGGATTAACACCAGAACAGTACGTCAGAGAAATGATGAAATTGGAGGCTTCAAATGGCTGAGAATAGAACACCCCGTAATGTAGAAACGCGCGTCCAAGCGGAACGCCCTAAGCAGTGGCAACCCGCAGAGCTTCTGCCAGAACCAGATAAGCTCCCAGGATATGCGTATAGATGGATTCGTGTTGGGCTTCAAGGAACTGCTGATCCCCGTAACTACTCTGCCAAACTCAGAGAAGGTTGGGAACCGGTAAAGATTGAAGAGCAACCAGCATTTCAACTGCTAGTCGATGAAGGTAGTCGTTTTAAAGACGGCATCGAAGTCGGCGGATTGTTACTTTGCAAGACACCGATTGAGTTTGTGGAACAGCGTAATAGCCACTATCTCAAGCAATCTGAAAATCAGATTCTTGCTGTGGATAACAATTTAATGAAGCAAAACGACCCTCGTATGCCCCTGTTCAAAGAGTCAAAATCATCGACTTCTAGAAGTGGTGGCTAGTTAATTTTTTGGAGTAAACAATGGCTTATCCTACTGTTAATGCCCCTTACGGGCTTCTGCCGATCAATTTGATCGGCGGACAGGTGTATGCCGGTGCGACTCGCTATTTTACAATTGCCAGCGGTTATAACGTTGACATGTTCTTTGGCGATCCAGTCAAACTCGCAAGCAATGGTACCGTTACTAAAGAAACGGGCACATCGACTGCGAATCCGGTAGGCATCTTTATGGGCTGTACTTATACCAACCCAAGCACCAAGCAGAAACTGTTCTATCAGAACTGGCCTGCTGGTACTGTTGCATCTGATGCGCAAGCAGTTGTTGTTGATGATCCCGATATTCTGTTTAAAGTAGTAACTGTTTCTAGTGGCACTACTGTGGCTTTTTACGGCCCAGCTATTGTTGGCGAGAATGCAGTTCTAGTTCAGAACCAAGGTTCTAATAACACTGGTGATTCGTCTATTGCAATTTTTGGCGGCAACACAGCAGTTACTGCTTCGTTCCCGATCCGCATTGTTGACTATGTAACTGATACTGGTAATAGCTCTAACGGCTATTGCGAGTGGATTTGCAAATTTAACTCACCGTATGCGGTTACAACAATTGTTGTTAACTTGGCTGGAGCAAATACAGCTACAACCACAATGACCGGCGGGCATCAGTACCTCAACCCGACTGGCGTTTAAGGAGTAAGTCATGGCTATTTCACGCGCACAACTACTGAAAGAGCTGCTGCCTGGCCTGAACGCTTTGTTCGGTTTGGAGTATGCTCGTTACGGCGAAGAACACAAAGAGATCTACGAAACAGAGACCTCAGAGCGTTCTTTTGAAGAAGAAACAAAACTGTCTGGCTTCTCAGCCGCACCTGTCAAGAACGAGGGCGCAGCCATTCGTTATGACAATGGTCAAGAAGCTTGGACTGCACGATACAACCACGAAACTATTGCACTTGGTTTCTCGCTGACCGAAGAGGCCATCGAGGATAACTTGTACGACTCATTGTCGGCTCGTTACACCAAAGCTCTGGCTCGTGCTATGTCGTACACAAAGCAGGTCAAAGCTGCTGCCGTTCTGAACAATGGCTTCTCTGCTAGCTACCCAGGTGGCGACGGTGTTGCTCTGTTCTCAACAGCACATCCTTTGGTCTCTGGTGGCACCAACAGCAACACGCCAGCTACCCAAGCTGACTTGAATGAAACTTCGTTGGAAAACGCAGTTATTCAAATCGCCGCTTGGACGGATGAGCGTAGTCTGTTGATCGCTGCTAAACCACGTAAGTTGATTGTTCCATCAGCTCTCCAGTTCGTTGCTACTCGTCTGTTAGAAACCAGCCTCCGTGTTGGCACTAACGACAACGATATCAACGCCTTGAAGAACAACGGTTCGATTCCAGAAGGCTATACGATTAACCACTTCTTGACCGACACAAACGGCTGGTATTTAACTACCGACGTTCCAAACGGCATGAAGCACTTTATTCGTACACCTTTGTCGAACTCGATGGACGGTGACTTCGATACTGGTAACGTGCGTTATAAGTCTCGTGAGCGTTATTCTTTCGGATGGTCAGACCCACTGGGTATGTTCGCTTCGCAAGGCGCTTAATTAGGCGATAGAAAAAGGGGATTAAGTTCCCCTTTTTCAATAGTTTTATGCTATAAAGTTACAAATTCCGGGTAATACCGGTGTGGCAGACAGTCCCGGCTGACTTCATGCAGACTGCCAACACCTAACCGCATGAGGGAAAATTTAAAATGCCTATTTCAACCACCCAAAGTATTTGGCGCTCTGGCGGCGGTGACACGACCCGTCAAGCCTATTGTGGATCTGGCCTTATGGCTGCCACTTTTTTCGATGCTAACGTAGCCGTAACCAGCAATGCTGTAGTAGCTTCTGGTCAAACTGCGCAAGTCATTCTCCCAGCTAATGCTGTAGTGACATCAGTCACTATTACTAGCCCTATTACATCTGGCTCTATCAATATTGGTTATACAACTATCACTGGTGGTATATCCAACGCATCTTTCTACGCAAACACAACTGCTGCTACAAGCAACCGTGTGATCGTTGTTGGTGGCGTAGGTAACGGCGCTGGTCTTGGTACTGTAGCTAATGCAACTGTAAACACAGTATTAACAGTTGAAAGCTCAAGTTCAGGCACTGGTTCTGTAGGTGGTTTTGTTACTTATTTTGTAGCTGACTATTTGTTCGGTCAACAGAACGTCTAATAGGGGGCCATTATGGCTATGCAAACAGACGTTAAATCAACGCACCTAAATAGTTCGGGCGTAGTCTTTGAGGGACGCGCTCGAATTAAAGGTATGGTGATGTGCGCTAATGCAAGTGTAATTGGAACAGTTATTCTAAGAGACGGGACTACCAATGTAGTGGAAGTAGATATCCCTTCTAACTCCAACCCCAACTCGTTTAATGTAGTTATTCCAGGCGAAGGCGTTTTGTGTACAGCAAACGTCTACGCAACTATGACTAACCTTGCAAGCGTTACTGTTTTTTATGGCTAAGACTCCGGCATGGCAGCGCAAAGCAGGGAAAGACCCGTCGGGCGGATTAAACGCCAAAGGACGGGCGTCTTACAACGCAGCCAATCCGAAGAAGCTAGGCTTGAAAGCCCCTCAACCAGAAGGTGGCTCACGGAAGAAGTCATTCTGTGCGCGGATGGAGGGGATGAAGACAAAGTTGACGTCACCAAAGACAGCAAAAGATCCAGATAGCCGTATTAATAAAGCATTGAGGAAGTGGAAATGTTAGATATAAACGGACTGTGGATGACTATATTGAGTCTATTCACTGGGCTTTTTGCTTATATAGCGCACGAAAAGTTTGCTGAATTGTCGCGTATTACGATCTTGCTGAACAAAACCCGTGAGGAGATTGCTCGTGATAACGTCACTAATGCAGAAGTTGAACGGATTACAGACCACATTGATCAACGCTTTAACAAACTTGAAGCAAAAATTGATCAACTTATTTCCCAAAAAGGATAAGTCATGAAACGTAAAGTTAAAAAATTTGCTGAAGGCGGAACAAATGTTCGCACTCGCACCGACGAAGAATTTGCGGAAGATAGTAAATTTGGCGGATACGGTCGTTTCATGCCAAAGGTAAAAAATTATTCTATGGATGATGTTAAATCCGGCATAGGCAAGCTGATGGGTGGCAAGTCAACCTCTAGACCTTCTGAAGACTTAGCTCCTTATGAAGCGCCGTCAACAATGTCTGGTGATCAATTACCTAAATCGTCATCTAAAGATACATTAGAAGAAGCGCCCAAAGGTATAGCTTCTGGTTTTAAGTCTGGCGAATCAAAGTTTGAGCGCAATGACAATGAAGTAAAGATGCCTTCGGCAAAACCAAAACAAAAGCGCAAATCTAGTGATATTGTTACTGCTAAAAATTTGGGTAGCCAAGACGCAGGATTTAATGTCAAGCCAAAAAAAGGTTATGGATTTGAAGAAGACCCTTCTTTTAAAACTTTACCGGGAACACCATCTGTCAAAGAAGAAAAACCACAAAATCTTCCTGGTAAAACTGATGCTAAGAAAGAATACTACCGGGACTTTAGCGGCAAAATAAAAGAAAAAACTCCAGATGAAAGTTCATTTAAAGATTTTAAAGACATGTTTTCTAGAGGCGCTGGGGCATTAGGTAGGGGCATTAGTGATTATGCTTCGACTATTAAATCTCCTGCTCAACGCCGTGACGAAGAAAAAGCATCAAAAGAAAAAGGTTTTGCAAAAGGTGGAAAAGTTTCCAGCGCATCTAGCCGTGGTGACGGTATAGCCCAGCGCGGTAAAACGAAAGGCAGGATCTGCTAATGTCTAAAAGAGAGCCAAAAATTATTGAACTTCCCTATATGGGGCCAGATACCGATAAAGGCAAAGAAGAAGAACAGAAAAAGTATGAAAGAACTATGCCTGTAACTTCGGGTAGTAAGAGGGCAACGCCAGTTCCTCCGCATGTTCGTGATCGTGATTACTCCAAAGGCGGAAAAGTAAAAAAGTACGCGGATGGTGGAATGACACAGCAGCCTACTTATCCTTTCTATGGCAATCAGCCTCAAGCTGGCGGTCAGAATGGCGGCACGAATCAGACATTTAATATGCAACCACAGGCTAACGCAGCGCCTAATCAACAGCCTATGCAACAACCTATGCAGACATTTAAGAAGGGTGGAAAAGTTTCCAGTGCTTCTAAACGTGCAGATGGTTGCGCTATCAGAGGAAAGACTCGTGCCTAGCGTGAGTAAAAAGCAGGAAAGGTTTATGCAGGCGGTAGCTCACAACCCTGCGTTTGCCAAAAAGGCCGGTGTGCCGCAGAGTGTGGGTAAAGAGTTTACTAAATCAGGAGGCGGTATGGCTGAGTCAAAGAAGATGGTTGGTAAAGAAATAGCTTTCATGAAGAAAAAAGGCGCTCCTAAGTCCATGATGAAACATGAGATGGCTGAAGCTGGCATGAAAAAAGGCGGCATGATGAAGAAGATGGCTAAAGGTGGATATGCTGATGGCGGTATGCCTATGGTCATGAAAGACGGTCAAAAAGTTCCAGCGTTTGCTGCTGATGGCAAAGGCAAGATGGCTAAAGGCGGCATGGCTATGAAAAAGATGGCATCCGGTGGCATGACATCAATGGGCAAAGTAAAGACTGCTGCTCCTAGCCGCGATGGTATTGCTGTTAAAGGCAAAACTGTAGGCAAGAATTTAGGTAACTCTGGCAAGAACGTCGGCATCATGGGCGGCGCTAAAGGTATGAACAAGGGCGGCATGTCTAAGATGAAAAAAGGCGGGTACTGCTGATATGAGACCTTCACGCGGCATGGGTGATATAGCCCCTTCTAAGATGCCCAAGGGCGCTAAGAAAGCCCGCAGGGATGATACTGACTTCACCCAGTACAAAAAGGGTGGGAAAGTAAAACCTGTGTGGGATAGACCGCGCCCAAAGGAATTGGGTAAACCGTCTGTACTTACTGCTGTAAAGAAAGCCTCTGCGAAAGCTATGGCTAAGAAAGCAGGCAGACCTTATCCAAACTTGGTTGATAACATGCGAGCAGCAAGGAAGAAGTAATGGCAGACGCACAACCACTACCAGCAGAAAACATGTTTCGCGTTGAAGGGGGTAAGTACATCCACAACAACGTAGAAATTAGTAAAGACGAATTTGATAAACGAAAAGCTGAAGTCGATTCTGCTATTCGTTCTAATCGACCAACTTTAAATAAAGAAAAACCGCGCTCAATTGCAGATCGTAAAGCAGATGCGTTTTCTGAATTTAAAAAAGGCGGCAAAGTTTCTTCTGCATCAAACCGTGCAGACGGTATAGCAATCAGAGGCAAAACGAGAGCGTAAAATGTCTGACGAAAATACTAGATACAAGTTATACGACAGAGTTGAAAAAGTATATGTCGGAAGCGATTACACAGATCGTAAACGCGCTAGAACCGCTGCCGATAAAAAAGACAATGAATATGGAGCAATTAGATATTCTGTTGATCCAGTAACGTATAAAGATGGTTCTTGGCGCGGAAGAAACGACCAAGCAGTTAGCGTTCGTGGTGGACATGCTCTTGCTGATCGTTTGGGTGTTGGGCCTAGCGCGGAAGAAATAGACCAGCGCAAAAAAAATATTTCTGCAAGCGTAGAAGATTATGATAAAAAAATTGCAGCAGTAAAAAGACCAGTAAGCGGTGGTGGCTCTGGTGGAGTATCAGATACAAGAGAACTGCAATTAGGTGCTGATCTTGACCCTAAATCAATGATGAAGCGCGAAGGTTACAAAAAAGGCGGAACAGCATCATCTCGCGGTGATGGTTGCGCTCAACGCGGCAAGACAAAAGGACGGATGGTTTAATGCCATACACAACCAGTACCACAGCGTTTAATCCTACCCTTAACGATATCGTTGAGGAGGCGTTCGAGCGCAATGGATTAGAGATGCGTACTGGCTATGACTTCCGCACAGCGCGGCGCAGTCTTAATTTGTTGCTGGCAGAGTGGGCTAATCGTGGGTTGAATCTCTGGACTATTGAAACCGGAACAATCCCCATGATCCAAGGAGTAAATACGTATGATTTGCCTGGCGATACTGTTGATCTTATCGAGCATGTTATTCGTAATTACCCTGGCTCCGAAGCAAACCAGATTGATATCAACATTAACCGAATAAGTGTATCTACGTATTCAACAATACCGAATAAGTTGGCACAAGGTCGCCCGATTCAAGTGTATATAAACCGCCGCTCTGGTCAGACTACAGATACGGTAGGTGCTACGCCGCAGGTTCCGCAGTTTACTGTGTGGCCTACGCCGGATCAGGGAACAACAAGTTCTCCGTACTATTACTTTGTGTACTGGCGCTTGCGCCGTATGACGGATGCAGGTAACGGTGTGAATGTGGAAGATATTCCATTCCGTTTCCAAGAGGCGCTGATATGTGGCTTGGCTTACAGGCTGGCTATGAAGCTGCCAGGTGGCTTAGAGCGCATACAGTTACTGAAGGCTCAGTACGATGAGTCGTGGGAAATGGCGGCAGGAGAAGACCGCGAGAAAGCGCCAGATCGATTGGTGCCTCGCATGATTACTTATAGGTGATGTATGCCAAGTAAGTATGCAAGTGGTAAGAAATCAATTGCGGAGTGCGACCGTTGTGGTTTCCGGTATTTGTTGAAAGAATTAAAGAAGCTGACGATCAAGACCAAGAACGTCAACATCAAAGTTTGCAAGACATGTTGGGAACCGGATCAGCCGCAGTTAAGCTTGGGTATGTACCCTGTAAATGATCCGCAGGCAGTGCGCGAACCAAGGCCGGATAATTCGTACTGGCAGTCTGGATTTACAGGGTTGCAGACAAGCATTACTTCTGGGCCATTAGTAACAGAGAATGGTTATCCTGGCGGCGGTAGTAGGATTTTCCAGTGGGGCTGGTATCCAGTAGGTGGCGCAAGAGGTATTGATGATGGACTGACGCAGAACAACTTGGTGGCTGCTACGTCGGTTTCAAATGTAACCATTAACTAGGAGTACAAGATGGACACAAAACAAGTTAAAAAGATCGCTACTAAGGAAGTTAAGTCACACGAAAAGCGTATGCACAAAGGCATGGCAAAAGGTGGCGTAACTACTGATTCCATGGAAAAATACGGTCGCAATAT